CGATGCCAGTTCCGATACGATACTACGCGGCACACACAGGACGCTGGGGCGGTGACGATAAGATCAACCTACAGAACCTGCCTAGCCGTGGCCCCAATGCCAAGACACTTAAGCGAGCTATTATGGCCCCCGAGGGTTATGCCATCGTTGATGCCGATTCCTCGCAGATAGAGGCGCGGGTACTCGCATGGTTAGCAGGGCAGACTAACTTGGTAGAAGCGTTCGCCAAGGGCGAGGACGTGTACAGCATAATGGCAGCGACTATATATGCTAAGAAGCTGGATGACGTTACCAAGGAGGAGCGGTTTGTCGGCAAGACAACTATACTTGGGTGTGGCTACGGTATGGGGGCTGTACGCTTCCAAGAACAGCTTAAGACCTTCGGTGTAGAAGTAGACATTAACGAGTGCCGTCGCATCGTGTCCGTGTATCGCGCAGCTAACCCCAAGATCGTTGCACTTTGGAAGCAGGCGGGCAAAGTTATTGAGGCACTATCTCATGGGCAGTTTACGACTGTTGGTAGGCCCGGTGTGCTTGAAGTCGTACCAGAAGAATGTGGTGTGCGGCTACCCTCCGGGCTGATACTGCGGTATGACGACCTTAAGCTGGAAACCACAGAGGATGGGCGGGAGTACACTTACAAGACTCGCCGTGGTCGCCCGCGCATATACGGTGGAAAAGCTGTGGAAAACTGGACGCAAGGTATAGCCCGCTGCATCATCGGGGAACAAGCTCTGAGGGTAGCCAAACACTATCGCCCCGTGCTTACTGTGCATGACTCATTAGCGGCTATTGCCCCACTGGATGAGGTACAGGTTGCACAGAAAACAATGGAAGAAGCAATGCGGTGGCTACCCAAGTGGGCTGAAGGACTGCCCGTAGATTGTGAGGCGTTTACAGCGGTACGGTATGGCGACTGCCACGAACATAGTAAGGAGTTGTTGGTATGAGAACGACTCCGGCACGGATGCCGGAGTTATTAGGAGGCTACCACCTCGTTGATTTTACGCGCCTTGAGCAGTTGACGTGCACTTGGCTACAAGGCTCACCAGTTGAGATCACTGGCGATAAAACTGGGCCAGCAGATGCGACAGGTGTAAGTATAGTAGCGAACCCGCCAACAATTACTACGCACAAAGCAATTGTTATGTTTCTTACGCGGCGGATAAATCGCTCATGCCTTGCATCTTCTTTACGCGCTGCTTCTTCTTGCAATTTAGTCATAGTTGCTTCCTTTTAGTTGCGCTGCCTACTATAGTATTTTTGTGGTGACAGCAGCCACGAATATAAAATAGCACACTATCTACAAAAGTTTAATAGGGGTTGTTGAGTATATGAATCCGTTTCCGTGGTCGTTTAGTAAGCTCAAGGCGTTTGAGCAGTGCCCCTTCCAGTTCTACAACGAGAAGGTGCTTAAGCGTTACCCCCAAGTGGAGTCGGAGGCTATGCTATACGGCACCCGGTTCCACGAGGCAGCGGAGGAGTATATCCGTGACAGTACGCCACTCCCCAAAGCGTTTTTATATAGTAAGGACGCGCTGGATAAACTTAATGCGCTCCCCGGTGACAAGTTATGCGAAATAAAGATGGGTGTAAAAGCCGACCTGACTGCGTGCGAGTTTGACGATGAGGATGTATGGTGGCGGGGGATTTCTGACCTGAACGTGATGGAGCCTACTTATGCCCGTGTGATTGACTATAAGACAGGGGCCAATGCCAAGTACGCTGACACTGGGCAGTTAGAGCTTATGGCGCTGGGTACATTTGCTAAGTACTCTGACGTGGAACGTGTTAAGGCAGGGTTACTATTCGTAGTTGCCAAAGCGTTTATAAAAGCAAGCTACACCCGCGAAGATATCCCGAAGTTGTGGACTAAGTGGTTAAGTAAGTTCTCCAAAATGGAGGCCGCGTTTGAGCATGATATCTGGAACAAGCACCCCAGCGGCCTATGTCGTAGGCACTGCCCCGTTACTGAATGCCCCCATAACGGGAGGCGCTAGACAAAAACAAATACCGGGTATATTCTAGGGACTGAGCAGGAGGGCATCATGCCGTATACAAAGTCGCCGCGACCCTATAAAAAGGAGTACGCAAAGCAGAAAGAACGGGGTGAACACCCCGACCGGATGGAGCGGCAACGTGCCCGTAGGGCCGTAGATAAAGCTGACACAGGGACAGTCACAAAGAAGTCCCCAAAACGTAAGGGTAAGGACGTAAGCCACAACAAGGCTTTGTCTAAAGGTGGTTCCAACAAGGATGGGTATAAGCTAGAGTCCCCCAGTAAGAACCGCGCACGTAACTACAAGAAGAAAGGCAAGAAGAAAACAAGTTAGGGAGTTCCCTAACGTCTAAGGTTGTCCGGTAGAGTCCAGCACGTAGTGTTGGGCCTGTTTCGGCACCGCTGAAAAAGGAGAAGTACCATGAAAAAATGGGAAGAAATAGAAACTCTGCTCGCTAGTAAAGAGCCTAAGCACTAACCCATGCAAATAATCGACAACAAAGCCCTACTACTACGGGTCAAGAACCCGGCACAGATCACTACGGTAATCCCCAAGAGTAAGGGGCTTCCCGATAACAAAGTACTGGTAAAGTGGGGTGTCGAAGAATCCCGTGTCCTACGTAACCTAAACATCAAGGCACCGTCACCCATTCTGGGGCGGTATCAGTGGACCGGGTGCCACCCACCGTTTGAACACCAGAAAACTACCGCTGCCTTCCTGACTCTTAACCCCCGCAGCTTCTGCTTTTCTGAGATGGGTACGGGCAAGACTGCCAGTGCTATCTGGGCGGCTGACTACCTGATGAAGCAAGGTATTATTAAACGGGTACTCGTGGTATGCCCCCTGTCTATTATGGACTCCGCGTGGCGTAACGACCTGTTCACCTTTGCCATGCACCGGACAGTAGATGTGGCCCACGGCGCGGCCCCCAAACGGAAGAAACTGATAGAGCAGGGGTCGGAGTTTGTCATCATTAACTATGATGGGTTACAGGTTGTTATAGACGAAGTGGCTGCGGGGGGTTTCGATCTTGTCATAGTCGATGAGGCTACCCACTATAAGAACCCTAAGACCGACCGCTGGAAGGTGCTTAATTCCATCATAAAACCCGAAACTTGGTTGTGGATGATGACGGGTACGCCCGCTGCCCAGACCCCCCTAGATGCCTACGGGCTTGCCAAGATGATGAACCCCAACACAGTACCCCGGTTCTTCGGCACCTTCAGGGATCAGGTTATGTACCGGGTGACGCAGTTCAAGTGGGCACCGAAACCGACCGCCACAGAGACCGTGTATAACGTCCTCCAGCCCGCGATACGGTACACCAAGGATGAGTGCCTAGACCTGCCGGAAATGGTCTACACCAAACGGGATATTGAGCTTACAGCCCAGCAGAACAAGTATTACAAGATACTTAAAAGCCAGATGATTGTAGAAGCGGCTGGTGAGACTGTCACGGCGGCGAACGCGGCTATATCCCTTAACAAGTTACTCCAACTATCCAGTGGGGCGGTATACACCGACGACCATGAGGTACTGCACTTCGATATTAAGAACCGGTACAAGGTGCTGCGGGAGGTCATGGAGGAGACCACCCAAAAGACCCTAGTGTTTGTACCGTTCAAACACACTATCGACATGCTAAGTGACAAATTACGCGCAGATAGCATCAGCGCTGAAGTTATTAGGGGGGATGTACCTGCGAGCAAGCGCACAGACATATTCAAACGGTTCCAAGAGCAGGACGACCCCAAGGTGCTCCTTATCCAACCCCAAGCGGCGGCGCACGGTGTTACCCTGACTGCGGCGGATACCGTCGTGTGGTGGGGGCCAACATCATCGCTTGAGACCTACTTGCAAGCTAACGCACGTATCCACCGATCAGGCCAAAAGCATAAATGCACGGTCGTGCAGCTCGCGGGTTCGTTTGTAGAAAGGTATATATACACGCTGCTTGATAACAGAATAGATGTTCACACAAAAATGATCGACCTATACAAAGAAATACTTGACTAAGATACTAAATGGTACTAGATTGAGTTCCCCGATACTAAATCGGTGCGAAAAGGAGATACATATGGCATCCAGCATACCTATTGAGAAGTTAACCAAGGTCTATATCAAAATAAGGGACAAACGGGCAGAGCTATCTGCCGCGTTCAAGGCCGAGGACACAGTGTTAGTCGCCCAGCAAGACAAGATTAAAGCCGCCCTGCTAGATTACTGTAAGGTGGAAAACGCTAACAGTATTAATACCCCCGCAGGGACTGTTATACGTAGCATAACGACCAAGTACTGGACGAGCGATTGGGAGTCTATGTACCGGTTCGTGGTCGACAACGAGGTACCTGAGTTCTTCACCAAGAGCTTGAACCAAACCAACGTAAAGGCTTATCTGGAAGAACACCCAGAGGAATTACCTCCGGGGTTGAATGTTGATTCTGAGTACGTTGTATCCATCCGTAAACCAACCAAGAAGCGTTAGGAGCTGAACATGGCAGATGATAATTTTGTGCCGATTGATAAAGTTGCGAGGCACTTTGCTGTCTCTATATCTACCTGCCGTGCGTGGGTAAAGCAGGGGAAGATACCCCGCAACACTTTTATTAAGCTGGGGAATACATACCGGTTTAACCTCCCGGCAGTAACCGCAGCACTTGTTAACCCCTCGGAACCGGCACCCCTACAAGGTGAGCTGGAACTTGAAACTGACGATGACCTTTAGGAGAACATAACATGACAAATGGCGTATCTTTATTCGGCGACGGTAACCCCCTAGCCAACAGTGATTTGTTTAAAGCATTACAGGACGTAAACGACACCCTTATTGGTGGTAGCTTCGGCACCACTAGGCGCATAAGTCTTAAGGGTATGAAGTTCCGTGAAATAGTTAATGGGGAGCAGGTTAGCGTAAGTAAGTCAGACACCATGAACATCATCATTATTGGTGCTGCACCGGTTGCCCGGACTTATTACGCTGGTGCCTACGACCCGGATGTGGCCGCGCCCCCTACCTGCTGGTCTGCTGACACACAAAGACCTTCCAGCGATGTAGCCGAACCGCAAGCGCCCCACTGCGGGGACTGTCCCCAGAATGTAAAAGGGTCTGGGCAAGGTAACAGTCGTGCCTGCCGGTACTCTCAACGCCTTGCGGTTGTTATCGAAGGTGACATGGAGAAGGTATACCAACTCCAGATTGCAGCAACCAGCATATTTGGCGACTCTAAAGAAGGTGCTATGCCTATGCAGGGCTACGCCCGGTTTCTTAAGGCACACAATACGCCAGCTATTGCGGTTGTTACCGAGATGCGGTTTGACGATGATGCTGAAGTACCAAAGTTGTTTTTTCGCCCAATACGCCCCCTCAACGAGGTGGAGTTAGACGAAGCAGTTGCTCTGCGCGATCACGAGGATACCAAGCACGCAATTACTTTTACCGTATCTCAAACAGACGGAGTGCAGGCCATTAAGGTGTTAGAGGAGGCACCTAAGCCAGCGGCTAAGAAACCTGCTAAAGCTAAACCCGCCAAAGAAGAAACCGAGGTGGTTGAAGAACCCACCAAGGTAGTCAAGAAATCTACCCCCGCACCCGTAGATGATGATAGTGACCTTAGTAGCCTCGTAGACGAATGGGATGACAACGACGAGGACGCGTAGGACGCTACACCGCAGCGGGGATAACCCCCGCTGCACATCATAACGGGGGCATGTATGGACGCATTACGATTCTTGGAGTCGGTCTTAAGCGACGGCGGTATTTACTGTTTGTTCGCTGCCCAAACCAAGCCAAAAAAGATAATACAGACATTCTACGACACTGCGGGAGAACTCTACGAGGATGCTAAAGCATTTGATGCCAAGGGGTTTGATACCTATTTCGCATTGAGCACGTTCAATGAACGTGGGTCACGTAAGGTAGACAACGTAAAACAAACAAAGTCCCTGTTTCTAGATATAGACTGCGGACCTAGTAAGGACTACCCCGATAAAGAGTCGGGTATTAAAGCACTGCAACAGTTCTGCAATAAACTAACCCTACCCTCACCCAATTTAGTTGATTCAGGGCGTGGCATTCATGCCTATTGGGTACTCTCTCACCCCGTAAGCCTAACAGAGTGGCTACCTGTAGCAGAGCAGCTTAAGCGTAAGTGTACTGAGTTAGGATTTAACGTTGACCCTGCGGTTACAGCAGACGCGGCTAGAGTATTGCGGGTACCGGGCACCCACAACTATAAAGACAACCCACCGAATAAGGTGTTTATAGTAGGCACCCCGAAACCCCCGGTAAACCTAGACGGGTTTTATGCGCTGCTGGGGGAGGGCGCGACACCAGTTCCACACTTAGCGGGCCAATCTTTTTCTACCTTAGCAGGAAGCAGTGCGGTCATGGACATACTGTCAGGTAACACTCGTGGTGTGTTTAAGAATATTTTGCAAAAAACTAAGGCTGGTAAGGGCTGCGAACAGATCAAGGTTATTTACAAGAAGCAGGCCACCATAGACGAACCTATGTGGCGTGCTGGACTATCTATCGCTAATGCCTGTGTTGATGGGGAGGACGCTGCCCGACTTATATCCAGTAAGCATCCCCAGTACGACGAGGACGAGACTTTAGCTAAGATGCGCCGCATACAGGGGCCATACTTGTGCGAACGGTTTAACGAATTTAACCCCGGCGTATGCGAGAAGTGCCCAAACTATGGGAGGATAAAGTCGCCTATTGTGCTCGGCAAAGAGTTCGCTGAGGTTCTGGAAGGTGAGTTTCTACCCGATAGGAAGTTAAAGGTACTTGATGAGCAGATTACCGAAATATCGGCGCTGCCGAAGGGTTACCGCCGGGGTCAAGGCGGGGGCATATTCAAGCGCTGTTTGGTTACCGACGACAGTACAGGCGAAACATCGGAGATAAACATGGAGGTGTATATGCACAACCTATATGCCACCAAACGTATCTATGACCCGGTGCATGATGGAGAGTGTGTCGTTATGCGTGTACACCTGCCCCAAGATGGTATGCGAGAGTTTACAATCCCACTCACAGCGGTAACATCTCCTGATAAGTTAAGGGACTCCTTGTCTAGGCAGGGTATTGTACCAACATCATGGAAGCTGATTATGCCCTATGTAACAGACTGGATAGCAGAATTACAAGCACGACTCCCCGCTAGTAACGCCCATAACCAATTTGGCTGGACGGAGGACCACAAGTCGTTCTTGATAGGTAATAAAGAGTACACCGCAGATAAGATACTGGATAACCCCCCTTCAGCGGCTACCGCCCAATATACTCCTGCATTCCAACAGCGCGGCACGTTAGAGGGGTGGAAAGATATGATAAAGTTCTACGACCGCCCCGGTATGGAGTTATACCAATACGTCATAGGGTGTGCGTTTGGCTCCCCACTGATGGATTTCGTCACAAACGTCCCCGCAGCTATGCTACATATCCACAGTAAGGATACCGGGTTAGGTAAGACTACTGCTATGTGGGCAGCTAACTCTGTATGGGGGAACTATAAACTACTTACCGTATCTGCAAACGACACAGTTAACTTTCTATTTAACCGGGCTGATGTATATAAGAACATTACACTGTGCATAGACGAGGTAACTAATAACGACCCTGAAAGCCTAAGTTCGCTGGCATACCAAATACCCGAAGGGCAGCAGAAAGGGCGTATGGGTAATGGAACCAACGTCGAACGCGCTAGGGGTAACCCTTGGAGTTTTATAGCCGTCAGCACGGGCAACACGAGTGTTATAGACCGGGTATCTAACTACAAAGAAGGTCCACTTGCTGAGTTACAGCGGGTACTAGAAGCGCGAGTAACCAAATTTGACTTCGAGGGTATCGAAACAACTACGTGGGAGTTTAATAACGCGCTGTCTGAGAACTACGGACACGCGGGGCCAGTGTACGTACAGTACCTTATGCAGAACCCCGAGAAGTGCCAGAAGATACTTTTTGACACTATCGACGAGGTTATTGCTGTATGTAAGTTAACAGAGCAGAACAGGTTCTGGATAGCGCAGATTGGGTGTGTAATAGCAGGTATACGTATTGCCAACCTATGTGAGTTGCTGCCATTTAATAGCGGTCGAGTGCTTGACCATATGAACGGGGTTACCAAGCAAGCCAAACAGCGTGGGCGGGAAATGCGGGAGTCCACAGAGGACACGTTTAACGCATACTTAGCCGATATACGGGGGAATACGTTGGTGATGGATAGCTCCGTGCATGGTAACGGGCTGGATACACTCTCGGTTCCGTTACGTGACCCATACCAGAAGCTATTTGCCCGCGTGGACCCCCTACCTGATGGCGCGTCTACAGTATATCTCAGGAAAAAACCCCTAAGAGAGTGGTGTGTTGGTCGCCAGACCGACTACGGCGCGTTTGTGGAGGGGCTTACAGAGGATTTTAAAGCAAAAGACGTTAAGGTAAGGCTACTCCGTGGCACCCCCTTAGCAGGTACACCAGCCACTAGTGTATTACAGATAGACTTACCACCTAATACCAACATACCAAACTTACCAACCCATGCCATCGTCCCAGAAAAGGCGTAGAAATCCGCTATACCTTACTCCGGATGGTGTCCCGGTTCATGTGGATTGGGCACGGTTCGCGGTGGGTGCATCTATATTCATCCCTTGTATAAACACTCAAGAGGCTAGAAAACAGATGAAAAATCAGGGTGTGCGTATGGGCATGAAATTCCAACACGCCGTACGTATAGAGGGGGGTAAATATGGTATTCGCGCATGGCGAATAGCGTGATAGACTGGGTTTGCTGCGTTATGCCTCCTTTAGCGCGGTAGAATGGTCTTCCCCCACTCCGGTGGGGGTTTTTTAATTATCCCAACCTGTACCTAACTGCTCAAGCGTTGCCCGCATCTTGGGCGAGAACAGCACCCCGTTGTGCATGTTCTGCGACGTTTTCATATGCTGCTTCAGTGAGGCTTTGATAGATTTCGGGTCCAGCCTGAAGTTCGGGTGTTTCTTGTTAAAGTCCGATATCTTCTTATACTGTTCCTGCACCCCCATCGTATCCCCCATACGCATAGCGATGTACAGCTTACGGGTAAGCATGGAGCGGTCCTCGTTAACCGCACGGTCGATACCCTTCAGAACTTGGTTGCGCTCCTGATTCCGGGTGTATTCTGCGGGTGCGAAGCCTAGGAACTGGGCAGCAAGCAAACCTACGCCCATTTCCCCCATAATGGGGTCTCCCCGGCGGGTATTGGCACCCTCTGGACCGTAGCGGAACGTAGCCTTTGCAGCATTACGGAAGGCAGCAGGTAGGACGTTCTCAATACCACGCTGGTACTCCCCCTCCCATATGTCGGGCACGCCACGGAACAGTGCTTGGGATAAGTAGCCGTATGCAGGGCCACCCAACGTCTTGACGATGGTCTTTTCCGCAGACGGGTCAAAGTCGTACCGGTTACTGCCAATTAACAAGTGCGACAGGCCCACCCTGCTGGATACGTCAACGCCCTCACCACCTAACAACTGCGTCAGGGCGTTAATACCGCCTTTGTATGCAGTCTCCCCCATAGCTGTACGCCAACGGCTATCGGTATCCAGTTCATCATCGTCATCGAACATACCAAACAAACTGGAGAGCATACCGTAAGCTGTTAGGCCACTTACCCCGGCGATAGCCACTACATGCGCCTGTATGAGCGCTAGCTGCGCCCTAGCCTGACTCCTTAACACAGGGTCTTTTTCAGCACCAAGCGCCTGCACGAGTAACTTGCCTTGGGTGTAGTACATCTGGAGGCCAAATATCTTGTACATCATAGCTACGCGACCAAGCCCGTTCTGTGCGTAACGTGCTGTGGTATCCAATACCGCACCACCGTTGGTCTGCTGGGTGTCGTACATGGCGTTCTCTGCCGCCAACTTCTGCTGCTCCGCGTGGGTAAGCCCGACTTCTCCTTTGGAAGCTATGGGGTTTGTTTTCAGGCGCACCATCTCGTTAAGATAAGAAGCAGTGAGGGCCGTTTGGCGGTTCATACGCTCGGCGGCGTGGAACATAAACCCGCCCCACGCGCTCATTTTGTCCCCGAAGTCTTTACTCTTACCCGAGGTTTCGGCACCCAGAGAATCGTAGAAGAACGACCGGCTTAGCAGTCCCCTACTCAGTATTGCCTCGACGAAGGGTGTAAGTTCTTCTAGTAACTCTGCTTTAGTGAACTCTTTACGTACACCGTTTTCTTTCCAGCCGCGCCATACAATCTCATCGGGGTCAAAGTCCATATCAGTACGGAGCTTCAGCTTGCTATTACCCCGGTCAATGACCATTTTCCCCTTATCTTTCCCGCTAAGTACTTCTTTCTTACCAAACTCCGTTTCGTAGTAGTTGTCTATAGACGGGACAAACCGATTAGCCTCTACGAGGTACGACTCCTCCTCGGTACCGTATACGGGTATCTTATGCTCGTTCCCAGCACCGGTAAACAACTTACCCGCTGTACGTAATGCTGCATAGGCCGTAGCGTAGTCTGTTTTGCCCGCCAAGAACGGCATGACCACCATCGGTATTTGCGTCAGGTTAACAATAGCCGACGACGGGTTAAAACCAATAGTACCTGTAAACGCTATACGGTTAAGCCTACGTCCCCACCGGTCGAACCCACTGTTGTTGTCACCGACGGCAAACTGCACGCGTTTACCTAACTCATCTTTAACAGCATCCTTACGGGGGTGTTTATTGAGTTTCGGGTCTGCCTCTATTTTCTCCAGTATCTGCTCATACTGCTTACGGAGCGTCTGCCCAAAGCGCGTCTGCACCCCTTGGCGACCCAAGTCATACGCACGGCGCTCAAAACCTATTATCGCATCCTCTGTGTAACCCCCGTAATCTTTACGGCGTTGCAGAGACCGTGAGTAAGAGGACTCTGGCAGGGACTCAACGAACAACCGGGTTAACTGCTCCAAAGTAGTTTTAGTCTCATCGCTCATAGAACCATCGTCGTTCTTCTTAGCGTTGGTAGTAATCAGCTTAATCGCGTCGTTTACGAACGATGTAGGTGGTGCCTTATCCAGTTTGAAGTTCTGTGGTCTGGACTCGTACTCTATAACGGCACTACCATCTTTACGTTCGATGTTAGGCTCAGTTTTAAGCACTTCGTCTACAAACCGGTCACGGGCGTAGGTGTTCTCAAACGCCATCTTAACCCGCTCCGCAGGTTTGCCGGGTGGGTAGGCGTTAAACGCTATCCAGTATTCACCTTCCCTAGTCAGCGGGAAGTAGGGTTCGATCAGGTTCTCGTTGAATATCTTCTCGAATATTTCAGTCCGTAACTTAGTAATAGTAACTTCATCGTCAGTCACGGATTTAACTTTAGACAACACCGCTTCCCGCAGTTCTTCGTAAAGCCGCTTATAGGAGTCGCGTAACAGCTTATACTGCTTCTGCCCGTCTTCTCTTAAGGCATCCCAGCGGGGCTTCAGTTCTTTGAAGTCCTCGTACCGTTTCTGGTCCCACTCGGTAGCGTTGTTGGATGTTGCCCTGTCTTTGTAATACTTCTCACCACGCGACGGGTCTACCTGCTTAATACTACTGTCGGTTGTGAGCTTGTCGAATAGTTCCTTCTTCTCTGGGTTATCTTTAAGCCACTTACTAAGCCCAGCTTTTACTGCGTCCAGCCCGTTATCAACCGCTTGCATATCCGCGTGCTGTTTCTCAAGCAACTTATGGAGATCAAAAATCTCCTCGGGGAACCCCATAGCTATCATGGTATCGGCCATAGCCTGTGACGGCATGAACCCCCAGAATGCACGGGTTAGGTTATCCGGCAAACCCCGCGTAAAGAACGCTGCTACCTTGTCAATAACGCGGGTCCACTCAGGGCTACCCCGAGTCAACTTGGTCACACCCTGCCGGTATGCCTTACCCGCCTTTTTGAAAATCTCCTCGGCATTGCCTTCGGCTATAGTCAGGGCAAGTTCCCCAGCAAACCGGGTCTCCGGGGCGGTACCCATCAGCCCCTCAATCATGTCACCGAACTCAGAATAGCTGGTGTTGTCCACGGTCTTGTAACCGACGAGGTTCTGGACGAAGTGCTTGATGGTATCCCAAAGTCGGCGTAGGGCAGTCTGGTTCTCTTTGGTACGCCCGAAGATAGATGCCAGTTTTTCTTGAAATTCCGGATTACTGAACGCCTCCGCCACAAACTCATCAAGGGACTCGGCACCATAATAGCTGTCCAGCTCGTCTTTTATTTCTTCATACAGGCGGTTCAGCTTTATAGTTAAGGGGTGCCCCTTGTTAGCCAGCGTATGAGACGTTACAGCGTGCATAGACTCGTGCAGGAGAACGTGCGTAGAGTTAGCGGCACCCTTGTCCAGCTTGATCGTGTTGGTCTTGGGGTCAAACAGCCCTGCCACTGACTTACCAGCGGCGTTCTTCAGGTTGTCTACCAGCTCGACCTTGGTTTCCCCAATGTTGTCGGTTAGCTTGCGGGCTAACTTACGCACCTCGGTATGGGGGCCGATAAGGGACATCGCATTGAGCGCGTCTTTCAGGTTGCCCTGAAGCAGATGCTGGGTAACGCTTGGGTGCAGGGGCACGTCCAGCGCCGAGATAGCATCGGTAACTAGGTTGAGTTCACCTAACTTCTTAAGGACTGACTTGAGTATCTTGTTCCCGTCCTTAGAACTCCCGCTCGCATTCTGCCACATCGCAGTCTCAATACGTTCGATCTGGGTTTTTAGTACCTTAACAGCATCGGAGTCGCCACGGGTTTTGGCGGCTTCCAACTTCTCTAGGGCGGCATCAAGCGCGGCATCCTCGGTCTTGCTACTGGGTTTGCCCTGTAGCTTACCAATCATATCCAGAGCAGATAGAATGGCTTCCGCCTGTATTTCCTCCCGCTTTATCCGGGCAGCTATCCGGTCGCCCCGCGTTATGTTCTTAATACCTACGTTACCTTTGGCATTAAGGGCTATCTGTTCTTCTATGAACTTCCCAGCACCCTCACTCAGGTTGTTCTCCGCCCACTCCAGCACCATGCTAGCAGGGGTTTTACCCGTACCTCTGTAGAACTTTATCTCCTGTTCTGACGACCCTATACCGCGACGATACTGTGGTGCCTCAAACACAACTTCATGTGCCGCTGCCGCAAACGCATCAGCAGGCCCGGCTACCCTATAGTCATAGAGGTACTTTTGGGCAGCGAGCGCGATCTTGTGCGCGTGTTTCCGTGCATCAGTAGCGTCCAGTGGGAGCTTGAGGGGGAAAACAGCATCCCGCAGGGTTTTAATTTTGCGTAGGTCTGCATCGGTGAAGTACTTCTTGGTTCTCAGGAACCCGAAAGGTCGCTTACCTAAACTCTTAGAGAACGTAGTGCTTTTGCCTTTGGGTGCCTTATCAGCCGCCGCTTGATCTGCCTTGTCTTGTTCCTTCTGTTTGGCTCTACGGGCTGCGGCATCTTCCTTTGGGGGTGCCGTCTCTTTACGGACCTTTTCTGCCTTAAGTTGTTCAGCAGTTAAAGATTTACCTTTTCCAGAAGCAGGGCGGGTCACGTTATCCCGGTACCGCACGGCTACATAATCTTCTATATCACGTTTGGTCCAGTTAGTATTTCTACCAGTGCCTTCCCAACCACGTTCAGTTAACTCCTCAAGGGTAACATCATTATCCTCCGCCGCCTGTCGCGCAGGTTCACTGGCAAAAGTACGTACAGGTTCCTCCGCTACAGCTTCAGCTTCGGCGCGGGCTTTCTCGCCTGAATCTATCTCCGCAGTGGGTGTCAATTCCGCTGCCACATCTGGGGATATTTCTGGGCTGTACCTAATAGCTTCATACCACCCACGCAGGTATGGCCTAATCCAGTCACCAACGTCATCTACCATAGCTTTGGTGAAAGCACCAAACTGACGCGCTCCCGCTTCGATATGGAACCCCGCGAGGTCTATACCCGCCTGCATCATTTCCGGGTCAACCCCGGTACGTAGGGTACCCCGCTTTTTAAGCAGCATTTCACGGGCTTTATTCGCCCGATCTTCCGTGAATACTTTGTTGCCCTTACCGTAACCAGCTACGGGTTCTTCGGCGGCGGTTTTCTTCGGCTTGGCGGCAGGCTTGGGAGTACTCTTTGCTTCAGTTCCCGTAGTTTCTGTCTCGCCTTCTCGCACCTCTGGCACGGCTGCTTCATCTTTTGTCTCCTTAGCTGACTTGGTTGCCGCCTTCTTCATCTCCCACAGTTTTTTGCGGGTCTCGTAACCTTCTTTTAGTGCTTTCTTACTGGGTACTGTTACGGTCTTTTCTGGGCCAGTTTTTTCAAACTCGGCTTGTGCTTCCGTGAACTTCTTCTCACGAGCATCCGCCATGTCCCGAATAGGCGCTATTTCCCGTTCGTATACGTCGTTAGCTTCTTCAATCTGGTTACCGATGGGCCTGTTAGACTCAGCCACTTCTTCAAGCGCTTCACGTAATGCGTTAATATCTGGTTCTAAGTCCATACCCGCAGTGCCCTCACGGGCCAATTCCTTCTCCGCACGGGTGATATAACTCTCAACGTCTAGTGTATCCGGCTGCTCAACTGCTCCAGTTTTAGCAGGTTTAGCACCATCGCTAGGTGTTCCCACTGCTGCGGGTTTAGCTGGCTTAGCTCGGGCGGGACTTGCGTCTTTAGGCTTAGCGGGTTTTGGCTTGCTGTCCTGTCCAGTACCCTGAACGCTGTCTCCAGTTCCTGCCGGTTTAACATCAGGCTTGGCGGGTCTAACAGGTTTTCCAGTTCCACGGGGTGCCCCCTTAGCTTTGGCTTCTGTAGTAATACCACCACGCGGCCCCATCATAGGTATCTGGGTATCTTGGGTGGCTTTTACGAAGCTCTGGATGTTTTCTTTGGCCGCTTTAGCCACACGGGGGTTTTCAGCGTATGCCAAAAGCTCTTTCTGTGTGAACGCCAGATCAACGTCGTCACCGAGGTTCTTACCTACCAGACGCTTACGCACCGGAGCGGTCTTGGCAACGCCCATACGACTGAGGAGACCGTCGTCTATAGGGATGTTGGGCCGCTCCGGTGCGGCAGCTTCTCTGCGTTCGACTACAGGAGGAGCCTTGGGCGTAATTTCAGGGAACAGTAGCCTCTGACCCGTAGGCTGCTTCTTCTCGGGTATAGCCGCTTCCATTGCCTCGTTCTGGGTAGAAGCAGGGGGCGCAACAGGGGCGGGGGCAATGGGTTTGGCCTGCTCCACAGCAAACTGAACGTCTACGGCACGCTTAATAGCTTCCAGCTCAGCGGGGGTAGCTTCAGGACGCCCGAACCCAGCTTCAGTAAGAGCCGCTGAGAAGTTACGGGCTACTACGTTACGGTCGGGGTTTTCATTCCCCGCAATAACATCGCCAAGAACTTTTCGCCGGGCCGCTTCAGACTGCTGTTGTTGCTCAGTAGCGCGGGCGTTATCCAATGTCTCCTGCGAGGACTGGGCTTTGAGTTCCTCCGCAGCAGTTTCTTCGGCGTACATCTGTTCAATTTTGGCGGTTTCTGCGGCATCTGCTTCCGCCGCCGCTTGTTGTTCCGCAGCTATTAGTGCATTAATATCCGCCGTTTCCTTGGCATCAGCTTCTTCGGCGTACATCTGTTCTATATCAGTAGTTAAAGATGTATCAATTACATCTTCTATTGATATTTGTTCCTGTTCTTGTGGTACTGACAGGGGCGTTGTGGGGGTGGGGGGAGCCTTGGTTAGCAACCCTTCGCGCTCTTTAAGTGCCTCGTCCAGCTTAATTTCTGCTGCTAGGACCGCACCGTCTACCGCACCTGCCGCTTTTAGCGTATTTGCCCTGTCACGTAAATCAGCAATACGTACGTCGAGTGCTGCCAGTGCTTCTTCATTGGCCTTAAGCTGTTCTGGGTCTGCTACCTCTGGCTCAGCACCCGCTTTAGCCCGCTTAGCCTCCATTATCTGTGCGTACTGTTGTTCTGGAGTAACTACCTCTGGTGCCTCTGCTTCTAACGCATCGACTAACTCTACGGGAAGCATGTCGGCCTGTGGGTCACCTAACAGTGCCTGCGCCTCATCGCGGGCGGCTTGTTCCTCGGGAGTAAACCCCAGAAACGCCTCAACCTCTTTGTCTTCAGGGGGCGTTTTACCGCCCTTACCTGTACCCGGTATAAACAGGTCAGCCAGCACTTGGACGATAGCACCTGCGCCACCACCCAGAGCAGCGGAACCAATAAGCCCTTCGCCCAGTGTCTGTGTGGGGTCATAGCCCTTCTGGATGAGGTTCTGCGCGGCCTCGCTGGCTGATTCCTGTGCAGCTTCCACACCACCCGTAATGGCCGCGCTGCGGATACGACTACCGATACCCTTGATTTCCTCGGGGCCGAACTTCTCAAACAGGTCTCGGATTAGTGGGTGCTTAAGCCCCTTGGTCATGCGGCCATAGGGGATGATGTCCAGTGCACCGACGGGGATACCCAGCAGGGCAGCGCGGGTACGTTCTTCTTCCGTAGCCCCGGCAGCGCGGGCACGCTCACTCGCCTCACCAGCACCGGCACCCATAAACAACGCACCGGCAGCGAGCGGGCCAGCGACTGGGCCTAACGCAGCGGCGGGCAGTCCAGCGGCTATAGAACCTACGGCTTGGGATAGTTGGTAGGATACGTCGTCAGGGTTACCGCCCTCGGGGGAGGCCCAAGCGCCAGCGGACTGGATCATATCCCGCAGCTTGGTCTCCGTCTCCTCGTCGAACATCGCAGCGCCACCAAGGGCAGCGCTCTCGAACATCCCAACAAAGCCCTTACCCAGACCAGAGCCGATGTTTTCCAACAGGCCAGCTTCGGGCTTAAACTTCTGCATGTGTTGTATATACGGATCGTTAAGCTGCTGGTCGAGAAGTTCTGCTATCTCGTTGGCAGACTCATAATCCCCCGCATCAGCAGCGGCTTTTAACCCCTTCTTTAATTCTTCTGTGGAGTACATTTACTTACCCATATAGGCGGAAGCCTTGGCGCTAAGTCCCGTTGCTGGTGTTCCACTTCCTGTAGTCTGTGATATTGGCACATTTAGTTTCTCTCGTAACACCTTTTGCACATCACGAAGGTCCGTTTCAACTTTTTCCCAACCGCTACTTACTTCTGCTGTTCGGATATTTATTAAATCTTGAACACGTTTTAATTCTTTTTCATCTTGGTCTTCTATAGCTTTTTGCTTCTGCATATTAAGCGTCATAAGAGTACCGTCCTCATCAGCGGCCTTTTTTCTAGCAGTAGCTATGCCAACAAGTTCCTTTTCCACATCCCCAAGCCGCCCATAAAGCTGCTGCATATCAGCACCCGAAGCAGTAATTTTATTGAGGTCTGCTCGCAACCGATTGGCTTCTTCTTGATAAGCAGCAACTTGGTCCGCGTTGGACATCAACGCGCCCGTATTAGTGGCTTTGTACGCATTATCATTGGCAGTGTCGTATGCGGTTTTACCGGCATTGAACACACCTTCTTCCAGCGGACGTAGTTTGTCCATACGATCACCCGCCATTTTGTTAAGCGTAGCGATGCCCCCCAACTTATCGGAATCCTGCCGTGACTGCTCGTTCATAGAACCTGCCAGACCTCGACTGAACGCGTTGGATGCGTACTGGCTTTGGCTACTACCCATACCTAACAGGGTGGCTTTCAGCTTGTTACGCCTTAACGTCTCAGGGTCTTGTTGCTTGGCTATAGCAGCTTCCATTTCCCGCTCACGTCTGGCTTGCAGGGCGGCGATACCTCTGGACCCAGCGGTGTCCGCGTTGTACTCACCCCGTGCAGCGGCTTTACGCGCTTCGGGATCAGTGTCCCACTGTTTACGCAGCCGGTCATATATCTCGGTACGCATCGCGTCCTGTTCTGAAGGCGTACCTTGGGCATTAGCCACCGCACCTATACCACTACCTTGTATAGCGGCTTCCTTGGCGTCTGGTTCCGGGGGAAGGTCTGGTTTAGCGGGTGTAACGGGTGTAACGGAGGTACCCTTTTTCGGTGCCTGTTCTACCCCTAAAAGCCCGCTTGCGAAATCACTAACATCTTCACCTACAGCCCCCCACAATGCACGGGGTACAGCCGTAAAGGTACCCAACGCGCCAGCAGCTACATCTTGCCCCAACGGTATAAAGCCCCCCAAAGCACTCCGGATACTAGCGCCGGTAGCTCGCGATGGGTTTTCTTTCCGGATCAAATCCACGATACCCTGCTCCGATTCTAAATAGTCCTTTGTTCGGGGCAATATTCTTTCGGGCAATATGTTCTGCCCTAATTTTTCTAAGCTAGCTCCTATGTCGCCGTACTGGTTTATTCTAGCTTGTTCTGGGCTGATACCCTCTTTTGGGGGAACTACGGGTATACGGGGCTTCGTTACTCCCGGCCCAGCAGGTTCGCCCTCAGATACACCCACATCAGCAACGACACTGCCATATATCTCCCGAACAAGCTCCATAGCTATTGGATTGTTACCAATACGCCCTATAACGGTTTCCGGGGTTGCGCCTTCCGCTTTAGCCTTCTGTATCTGCTCCCGCATAGCCCTACGGCGCATCTGGGGGGTCGAGTAGAGTGTGTCTTCGTTTGCGTTGGTCTTATACCCGCCCGTATCAGTGGGCCAACCAAACATCCGCTCTTTAGGCGCGGGCACTTTATCCCCCTCCTTAAACCCAACAATCCCACCGCTAGCCATACCGTTAGGGGGCATTACCGGTAACTCGTCACCGTATATACGTTGTGGTTCACGCGGTACGCGGTTGGTAGTTACTCCCGGCTCCTCCGTAACAGTATTGTCGTTGGCTGAAGTAAGCTCAGCAAGTGCGCGTAATCCGGACGGGTTACCCTTAAGGAGTTTTACTATCTCTTGGGCAGTTGCACCCGCACTTAACGCATTAGCGATCTTACCCTTCCAAGATTGGGAATCCGTACCCTCTAGCAAGGCGCGGGGGTCTACACCCCCACCTTCTTGGAACGCCACAATACCACCTGCGGCCATACCCATAGGAGGACGGGGGACACTTGATATACCCTGTGGCGGACCTTGGGGGGCTTGTTGAGCCTGCGCCATCTGCTGGCCTAACTGTTGAATACCCGGCTGTAACTGCTGGGAGACCTCCTGCTTGGTCAGCCCCAGCACCTCCTGTTCCCGCTGCTGGGCGATAGTCTGAGGGGTGGTCTGCATCTGGAGCTGCGTTTCCTGCGCTTTCCTCTCCAGATCAGTTTTCATTTTCTGCATAGCAATGAGGGTCACGATGTCCCCTGACTGCTTATATTGCTGCTGTAGTGCCTGCGGGTTACCCCCGGCACTCCCCATTCGTTGGGCTATTAACTGGTCGATACCTTGGTTCATAATTATTGCCCTATCCCAGCTTCAAAATCATTTACTGGCGCTGTGCCATTACCCCCACTACCCCCATTACCGCCTTGCTTATCCCCAAAAATCTGGTCATATAAGTTCATAATACCCCCGGCACCCCCGGCAAACTGGCTAAGGTAGCTAGGTTCTTGGTAGTAGTTCTGCTGCGCTTCGAGGGGCATAGATTGTAGTAGGGACTGCATGTACTGCACCTGTTTATATGGGTACTCACGTTCCTGCTCAAACTGTGCTTTATCTGCCGCCATACCCTCGCCAAGAATACTGCGCTCAGTGTCCCCGAAACTTTTCTGCTGCTGTAGGAGCTGCAAGGCATCGTCTAACTGAGTACTACTTAGTGCACCTTGCGCTTTAGCAGCATCAAGCGCCCCTTTTTGAGCATCAAGGCCGAAGTTTGCACCAAACTGGCGAGATTCTTCGCCCATACCAGCGGCTTTAAGCGCCCTGTCTTGGTCTGTTGCGAATATCCCCGACCCGGTATTGTAGGCATCTAAGTACCCCTTACCAGTTGTTTCATTCATTAGGCGGGACAAATTGTCCCAACCCTCAGATTCGGAAATAGCCTGCCGTGAACCCCCGTAAGCCCCAGCCTTGGTATACCTAGAAGCATCGTTAAGGCGGGTAATCTCGGCTTGCCGACGCATTTCGTCCATTTGTGGGTTGAGGGCATTCTGGACATACGGGTTCATGTAGCTCTGGGCCACACCGGGGTCGGTCCACTGGGAAGTACTAAACATGCTGGGGTCAAAGCTCATACCCTGCATAGTGTTCCCGATCTGCCCGGCATTGTTGGCCGCTTCCGCACTCCCAGCAGGTACCGATAGTCCAGAAATGCCCGCAAATGCTTGGTCTTGTAGTGAGGATATACCGGGGGTCAGTGGGCCTTGGTACGCTTGGTATGGTTGATCTGCCAGAGCAGCGCCCCTACCCAACATATCTGTAACATAGTCACCCGCCCAGTTTGATAGGGAGGATTCGTTACCCATACTACTGCCCACGTTGGGGTCCAGCGGAGCTGTGTACGGGTCTGTAGTAGTTTGATTAGCCATATCTATCCCCTCAACTAGGTAAGAAGTTATTGGGGTTTATTTGCTTCCCCTGTGCTGTCGTACCAGTACGCGCTTTACGGATTCGCGACATCATAGCCATAAGCTCTTTGGCACCAGCATTTGTACTACCGTTCCCTAAATGACCAACAACGTCAGCGGGTATTACAAACTCGTCACGGGCTAGAGCAGCGGGCTGCTGACCCTCTATCATAGCGGGTACAGAGTCTGACATACCGTCACCGGGGCCATTGACCATACCACCTATAGCCATACTGTTCTGGGAATCCACGTACGCCTGCCACGCTTCCGGGTCGTCGTTGATCTTCTGGTAGAAATCCATTAGATCATTGTTTGTGCCGCTCTGGGGGGTAGTCTGTTGGTCGGGCCACATTTTCTCAGCGTAGGCTTGGTCAAGACCCATGTGCTTTAACCGGAGTTGGTCAACAGGGTTTTGCCAATCTACAGCAGCCTGAGTGTCTGGGTTAGGAGCAAACAAGCCACTAGCAGCACCCTTGTACTGCTGCCCTTCCTCAGACTCCAAAAATCGGCTGAACTCGGATGAGCCTAATGGCCCCTTCCATGTTGAACCATCGTACTGTCGCTCACGACCGTTGCCATCAATGTAAGTAGGATAGAACTGGTCTGTTTCTCTGGACATTCCCTTGGTAGCTATGTCACGGGCATCCCGCAAGTCACGGGCTTCTTGTGACCAAGGAGTGCCAGCGTATCGGGTGAACCCTGTGTAATCCTGATACTTGTCACCTTTCTGCAAGTCAGGGCCGTACTCAGGAAGCGTCTGATACCAGTCGTTATAGCTTTGACCCGGTGCGCGGTCAGTTAACCCCAGCTCGCTTTTGGTGGGTGTAGGTGCAAGATTAGCCCACTGCTCGGGAGTGGCGGCATCAAACTGGGCCTTTTGCTCAGGAGTAAGTGCGCTGTATGCCGCAGCAAATGCTGGGTCTACCGCAGAACCGTCACCAGAACCGCCACCAGAACCGCCACCAGAACCGCCACCAGTTTGGGAGTCCAAGTACGCCTGCCACGCTTCCGGGTCGTCGTTGATCTTCTGGTAGAAATCCATTAGATCATTGTTTTTACTGGGTAAGCTACTTGCGGGGCGTGTCCCGCGTGGGCCAGCGTAGGCCGCGTTGATTCCCCCGGAAGGTAGATTACCAATCCCTCCAGCAGGGGCTTCGTATACAGGAGCGCGATTACTGTTGTAAAGACTCCCTAAGTTGTTAAGGAGAGGCCCATAACGGTCTCGCTGAGCAGCGTTACCAAGTTCTAGCATAGCCCTTTGATTGCCCAAAGCGGTGCCCTGTGCCGCTTCTTCCTCTGGACTACCAGCGTATACCATGTCTGTGAAGTACCGTTGCCCGTAAGAGCCGGGCATTCGGTTAGGATCGCTATTGGGCGTTACCGCTCGTTGCATGGCGTTGTACTCAGGAATTTTACCCTGATAGCCTATTTTGGGTGGGTCAGAGTCAAATAAACCCGCAGCAGTTGCCGCACCGCCGCCAAGGGTCAGTAGGTCTTGAATACCTGTGGAACCATTTTTTTCCGTGGTTAGCCAATCCCACCCACCACTGGCAGCTTCTCTCCCACTCTCGAATATATCTTCCCAACCCATAATCAATCCCCCAGCAAAGCCCCGATATAGTCTCGGTCACTCTTGCTTAATTTACCACTATTTTGCAGTGCGTGTAATATCTTACTGTGTCTAGCAGTAAGTTCTTTTGAGTCGTACGGACGTACAAATCGGGCTTCCTGCGCGGCATCCAAGAATCTGGACTTGAAATTATAGGGGACAATATCTTCATCTTTGTCTTCTTTTGGTGCTGGGATAACCCCCCTACCGCTAACCCCTAACAAGCCCAGCAGACGCATAAGTTCCTCACTGCCGTCGCCGTCGCCATCCCCATCCCCATCGCCGTCACCACGACCATTACCACCACCATTACCACCACCAGAACCCCCGCCAGTACCACCAGTCCCAGTTGTCGGCACCGTAACAGTGCCACCCGTATCCGTATCGCCCGTACCTCCTTCATTACCACCTGTATTCTCGGTATCTGTGCCAGTATCGGTGCCATCGGGAGCATCCCCCTGTTTTAGCGTCCATTCACCGTCTACGAAGTCCCAGTAATAGGGTGCTGGTAGGTCGTCTGTGGGTTCCTCGGGGGTGCCCTCATTAGCGTCGGGGTCGATCTCACCTTGACTAGTATCCGTCTGGTTAGGTTTGGGGGCGTTATCCGGGTCGTACGCCTTTCCAGTATAGTCCTCGTACTCCTTGATTAGTCGGTCCCGAAGGATAGTGGACCCAGCACGCCCCACAGCCTCCCAAATCTGGTAGTCCACCACGGAGTCGTCACCAACCTCCCCAGTGTCTGTGTTACCCCCAGCGTTACTAGAAGTACCACCGCTACTTTCATTCCCACCACCGCCTCCTTCTGCATCCGTTGGTCGTGGAGGTAATCCGGGTAGCTTAGTAATATCTCCCGCAGTGTCTGAAGGTTCTATCAGGTCATTTGGGTCATCTAGCACACCTACTTGGCCGGGTTTACCAGTGTTGGCAGTTTGTCTTTCCATACCGGCAATAACAGCAGCTCGTTGCGCGTCCGTAGCGCTTGTCCATATCTCAAATGCGGATTTTTCTGCCTCTGTCATACCCGCTGTTGGGTCAACTGTCTCGTAACCATCTTCGGGTCGCTCCTGATTGTTATTTTGCGCTGAACCAACAGCATCCCCAACAGCACCAAGGGCTGTTTTAAACCCCCCGTAACCAGTATCTGGTTCTCCCCCCAACCCACTCAGTACAGTACCCGAACCCGGTACAGCTACGTTTAGGGCTGTTGAGACAGTGGGCCATATGGTGTCCCGAAAAGTATCTGTATCAATATTTTTACCAACAGAGTAACTACCAACGGGGGCGCGACCAATAGTGCTATTTTCATAACTACCGCCACCGTACACAAAACCCTGCCCCAACCCTAAATCAAGCTGGTACCCGTCTTGGTATATATCCCCTAGGTTAAGCCCCGTTTGACCAAACAAGCCGCTAATCTCGTTCCCAAGATCGGCACGAAGCCCGGACACCGATTGGCGAGCATCTTTTTTCCTGTCGTACTTCCCATACGCTTGGTTTAGCGCAGTGTCGTATTCAGTGTTTATTCTCTGCACTTCAGTTATCCACTGCGGGAGCGTTAGTTGTGTGCCGCCTTGAGTAGGGGGACTATTACCGGGAAGTGCTATGTTTGTGACTTCAGGCCCAACCTGTGTAGTTACACCCCCTGATGTGTTTTGGGTATTAACGTAGTTCTGCCACGCTTCAGGGTCGTCGTTTATTTGCTCAAAGAAGTTAAGTACTTCGGGTGTATAGGGGCTAGTTTCAGGGGCGGGGGCAGGAGTAGGAGTCTGCGAGGCGACATAATCCCCCCACTGTGTTGGGTTATCGTTAATCATCTTGAAGAACTCAAGTTCCTCGGGGGTGTATTGACTCACGCGCAGTCTCCCGTAAAGTTACTTCTTTTTCCTACCCATCTGACCACGAGAGGTAGGGGTTCCCTTTTTTACAGCGGCTTTAGCTTTAGCAGTAGACGTTTTTGCCTTTGCTTTTGCTTTTGCAATAGCTGGCTTACTACGCCACGCTGCCGGGGTTTTTGCAAGCATTGCCGCTTCTACAAGCTGGTTGGAATCAATCCTGTCTTTTGTCGCCTGCTTTTTAAGCGGGTTTACTTTAGCCGCTTTTGCCCGCATTGCTCTCGCGGCTGTTCCCCTGTTGCTTTTTTCCTGTGTCATATTTTCTCCCTTATACAATTGAAAAACCAGAGTACTTTAGGTCTTTGTTATAGCCATGTCTGGTATTGACTCACGCGCAGTCCCCGGTTAGCGATCCGTAAGTATATCGAAAAACCACAATCGCATTGTCGGACTCCCTGTTGTAGAACCCTATGTAGGTAGTGCCCCCTACATAATACGACCTATGAAACCTGTAAGAACTATTTATCCGAGTTTGAAAAGGCAACACTATTTGAGGACCGACTACCATGTCGCTCAAATCTTCCTGTGTTGCATAACTGCTGTAGGCTTCAGAGCTGCCTGCGGATATGCTGTTGACTACCCACTGACCCGTCAAAGGCGAGTATACCGCATGGGGATAGGAGGTAGTGCCCGGCGAGATGTTGGGTATTATTTCGTACGGCATCAGGGGGCTGGAAGCACCTTTCTGCCAAACGTTAAAAACCGTTTTGGCTGGGATGCCGCTGATGTTGCCTCTGGGCGTGATAAGCACGACATCGTTACCGCTAGAGAAATAGTTTCTTCCGTCCCACGGTTCAACGTACGCAAAGGCAAGATTAGAATAGTCGGTATCCAGACTATCATTTACGCTATCAAACCGCATATTGCTGCCGCTCCAGCGGGCGCGGAAAAACCCTTCGCGCAACGGCGATAGCTGAGTGGAGTTCTGGTTGTAGCGAGCACTGCCCCAGTCTAACAATCCCGCCCAGCCAGAACGCGCACTACTGCCTTCTGGTGTGTCATATCTGACTATAGTCAGGTCGTTCTCGTCACCGGAAGGTGGGGTCTGCCCTTGATTTGCCACGTTTCTACTGTTACACCACCGCCCATCAGCTACTAGGTTACCGTTATCCAACCAGACCATAGCATTCGCTGTATACCTTCCGTTACCATTGCCTTGGAAATCTCTTAAATCACCATTACCGTCACTGTATGTGTAAAAGGTCACATTCCAAGTTATTTCAGTTGGCGTGATCCCGCTAATGCTTACTACATACGCATCGTTGTTGGATAAGTTCGTAGCATCCGGTCGGACTTGGTTCATGTGCGAATACCATGTGCCGTTGAAAAACTGCCAGTTTGTAGGCGTCAACCAAGAACCTGCCTTGGTGATGTAACTAGGATCATCGGGCAGTGTGCTCGGGTATTCGGTAAAATCGTCACCACCGTTGGTGCTTAAAGCAATGAGACGGTTCAGTCCGTGAACAATGATGTTATCGCCGCTTACCGCTAACTGCCCGGTATGGTAGTGACCGTCCCTAGAAGGCGAGAGAGCACTCGGCCCTACATATAAAGTCTCTGCAATAATAGGCACGTCCGGGTCAGGCGGTATCCACGTACACGGCCCGGTTACCCCCAAGTCTATGTTGTGTGTGAAGAACCCAAAACTCATTCTTGGTCACCCACCAACGTCCACTCGGTTGAGCTGAGTTTAAACACAGAAAACGCAGCATACTGTGCAGCGGTAATTAGTGATCGTGACGAGGTGACTGTAGCCCCACTAGCAGCAGAGACAGTTATCTGCCCTGCACCCCCTTGGTGAAAGTGGATAATAACCCCAATCGGGGCATCCAGATGAAGCACTACGGATATGGGGTTGGCGTTAGTTATCCGCACGATGTTGTTCTCATCAGAGTCCCCTGTAGTGTACAGCGTTGCTGTGCTCTCTATGACCCCCGGACGAACGAGCGCCAGTATGTTGGTAATATCGCTCTGGAGGTTAGTGACATCTCCCTGTAGCTGGGTTATATCCCCCTCAATATTAGTTATACTAATATTAATTCGGTCGATAGCCCCCGCTATTTTGTTAATCCCAGACACTAGCCGGTTAAAAAACAGACGCAGTACGTTGTTATGCTGCTCTTTTGCTCGCGGACCTTCAACCTCTTTGACGACGGGTATAGCGGGGGGCGCTAGTCGTTCAACCTCTGCAACGGGTTTAGCTTCTACGTCTACGCAAGGCATTATTAACGTCGCCCATCCGGACGGATATCTACCCGTGGAGTCCCTAGTTGCCACTGCACGCCAATAGAGTCTGATGACAGACGTACGCTTAACTGCCGTCCACGAACCCGGATATCCAACTGCGGAGTATACTGCTCGACCGTAACCGTGGACGTCCTCGTCACGTCGTCCGTAGCGACCCCTCCGGCGGACAGGGGGCTGTTATGCCCTGACCCGGAATCATGTAAGGGGTACAGCGTCATGTCCACAACGGGGGAGGCAGCGGTAGACCCCTCAAATGACACATCAGGAATAACCTTTCGGATAAAGGAGAACCGGTCCCCGTCAACAATAGCGAACTGTGAAGATAGTATGTACGCGCTAATAGCGACGTCACTCCCCGTCTCTGCGTCGTCAATACCGTCCTCATGCAGAACAAGTTTGTTGTTGTACGTCGAGGCTATAGGGTTAGCGTGTCCACCGGCTGCATCTAGCCATGCAGTTCGTGCCATACTGCCGTAGTACCATATCCCCTCGGCGTAGTTAAATATGACGTAACTATCGACCGTAGTGGACCCAGACGAGCAATAAAACCACCAGATTTCATGGAACGCCTCGTTGGTGCCAGAGAACAACTGCCCCTCTTGGTCGTGGTTAAAGTCATTGAATATGTACCGACGTAGGTCGCAGGGGAGTAGCTGAGTGCGTCCATCGTACATGTAGAACTTATTCTCCCCCATCCAGTAAGAAATACCGTTGGAGTAGGCCACTGACCGTGAACTCGTTATAGAGATGTTTTCCCCCACCAACTGGGCACCCCAAACCTCGGGTGCCCCATAGTACTGGAGGGAATACAGTGCGAGGTCTGTCCACACCAGCATTTCCTGCCGTGACTGCTTAACAGCAACAATCTTAGACCCCCGAGACAGCCGCAGGCTACCAGCTTGGTTCGTCGCTAGCGGGGTCCAGACAGTAGCGTCCTCTTGGTCAGACCACCGCACCAACATGGGGTCGTAGTCATCCCCGCATATATTGTTGGTACCAAACACAAAAACAAACCGGCTTACGTCTGATATCAGTAACAAATCATGGATAATAGGTACATCTGCTGCACCAATCTCGTCAGCCAGAGGGGTCATACGTGACATAAGACCGGAAGAAGCCTTCCATATGTACAGCGGGCCACCTTGTGATCCTGCAATCAGGTCTTGCCCGAAGTTACTCTGGTTCCATATACGTAGGGAGACGTTGCCAGAGTTGCCTGACCCCCAAGAGGCACCGCCCCAAGGACCGGCACCCCACCCCGTCATAGTGGCGTCAACGCTCTCCCCTACGTTTATCTGATACTCAGCGGTGACCGTACCCCCACCCGTAGTACTAGAACCCGCGTTACTACCCGCGTCTATATCATAGGTACCATCTACATTGAGGCTGATTACATACTCACCATCTATGGTTAGACCACCCACGGCTGTAGCCCCGGAGAACGTTACATAGTCCCCGTCGATAAACCCACCAGCCGCATCAGTAACAATAACCGTAGAGGAGCCGCTACTTGTCTCAAAAGGATTGGTTAATACCGTCGTGGCCCGTAGCGGGGTAACGTCCATATAGGTAGTGGCTGAGTCAATATAGAACTTCACATCCGTCCCTATCCCACGCAAGGTCTCCCCGCTAAGCAAGGACCAGCGCCATATAGACCGACAGATTCCGAGGAACGTATTAACACCGCTGCGGGTCCAGCCGCCGATTTTCTCGGGTTTCCCCTGCCGGAACCGTACATTATCGCACTCATACCAAGTACCCTTACCCCCGTACCGAGTATCTTCCCGGTTAACGCCCGGTGCGATGTCTACTTTTGTGATCGCCATGCTATTTAAGCCCTAACTCGTTATCTGTTACGCCATAGCGTCCCCAGTCTGCACCCCGTACCATGTTGTCCCCCCATCCCGTGTATACAGCTCAATGAGGTCTACCTCTGCGGCTCCGGGCGTAGTGGGGGCGGTGCCCCCCGCCCAAAGAACCGCCGCTGGGTAAGCTGTCGTATAAGTAGAATCCCCGGTAAGTTCCAGAACGCACTTGTAGTAGGTACCTGTAGCCGGGACGTTGGAGAACGAAAACGTCGTATTACCTGTAAGAGTTATGTAGAAGTAGTTACCCGTCTCACAGTCAATAGCGGGCGTAGTACCCGTCAATTGGGTAGCAGTTTGCGTCAAATATGTGGGGTTGATCGTCAGGATAGACGCCAGACTGCCCGCGAACCCTGCGAGGGTCGCCGGGGTAACCGCTAAGTCTGTCTCTGCCCCTGCGGTAACTTGTGCTTGTGTAGCAAGCTGAATAATCCCCTCAGTAGAAGTGGTAGCTGTAGTAGAGGCGGTAATGGCAGCAACCACGTTAGTAGCATCGCAATACACGATGTTTGCCGTAGCCGTAGCAACGGCTATCCCGGTACCCGCAGAAGTCTTAACCGTTATCGTCTGCCCTGTAGCATTACGTACGACGTATATCTTGGTCGCATCGGGGACAATAAGCGTACCTGCACCTGTTAAGTCAACGGTTGTGTCCGTCAGCTCCAGAATAGCTGCTCGGGCCTCCGATGTAGCTCCATTAGCTTCAGTTAGTGTATGGGAATCCGTTGTCCACGTATCTATGGTTGCAGACCCGGCAATTGCCTCCTCAAGCATGGAGGTTATACTGTCATTAACCGTGTCTCCCCACGTCTCAGACAGCTCCCCTTGGACCGGGAGTGCGAGTTTCAGTATGGGACTGTATGCGGTTGCCATGTGCTATTCCTCTTGCCTGTTCTTAACAGCTTTTACCAAATTGTTGTACCTTATGTAGCATACTCCGCATTGCTGGGCGTTGTGAAGTTGTACCTGTATAGTCTCTAACAGGTTGTCCTTGCTGCCAACTGTTTTTAGTGGCTCTAGGGGCTTAGTTATCTGGTTCGGTATGGGCGTTGGAGGCTCGCACTGCGTGGTTAAATGCCCGCATCCAGCCAACAAAAGCGGCAGAACAAGCGGGGTCAATTTCTGGTAGATTAATAGCATCAATCGCGTCCTCAACTTTTCCTTCTGCTGCTAACGACTTTTCAAGGGTCGTAAGGTCTCTAGCTGCTAATTTCTGGTTTTCCTTCATCTGGTTCTTTAGGGACTTATTTATCGCTTTCTGCATATCATCTTTGGCGGATGCGTACCCCTTCATATAACCAAACCCAGTAGCAGCGGCTATAGCTACAGTCAGCCCAATAGCGGCATAGGGGAACCAATTTGCACGAAACAGCGTTGCTGCCCACATTATTTAAGGTCTTTTGATCTGTGCCATTGGTAAAAGCCAATAACCGTTGTTAGTACCCCCACAAAGGCTATAACCACTGATGCTTGTGGAGCCTCCATAAAGTCTGGCCGCTCAAAAAAACTAACCACCACGTAGGTTACCAGCCCCATAGCCCAAAACAACGAAAAACGCCTAGCGAATTTACACTCGTCAAACAATATCCGGATATACTCGTTTATGCGTGCCATTCGTTACCATCCCGTACGTCTACATGAGTAAATGTTTTGTATACTTTAGTCCCCGTAGCACCTAATCGTATAGCTACTTCTGCAACAACCGCTGGGGGTATATCCTGAAATACAATATCAGCGGCTTTCCCAAGCAAATGCTGTGATCGTGGTGCCCCACCCACTGCCGTGTTATGGGCCTCACACCGACACCCAGAGTTTACCCTACAGGGTATGTCAAAGTGTTCGCGTATGGCGTCCAGCACCTGCACCAGTTCATGGTCTATGGAGTCGAACCCACAGCCGCACTTACAGGCGAACTCTTTCTGGGTGAAATACTTCATCTACTTAGCAGCTCTATGATCTTGGTGTTTTGGCGTTTCAACTCGTGTATATCTTCTTTGAAGTTTTGTTGGGTTGTATCAATACGCTGTATGGTAATTTCTATGTTTTGCTCCGCTCTAATCGTATTATCCAGTTTAACGTTCACAGATGCTAGTTCTTGCTGTACGTGCCGGTCGTTATCGTTGTACTTACGTTGCTCGGTTTCCAACTGAGCCATACTGTTACCAACATGGATTAAGAAACTTACTACCCCAATAAACCCCGCTACTAACACAGGCGTTAAAACCTTCTCGCCCCACCGAATAATTTTAATTTCAGCGGCTGATATCTGCTCTGTTGTCATAGTACCCTTATCCATCAATGTTAACCATTAATCGGCACCCAAACAGCAGCTTGGGCCGTATCAACAGGTGCCCAGCTATTCCCGCCAGTGGTATCTACAGGTACCCATGTTTGCGAGTTAATAGTAGCAGTATTAGTCGTTAATAGGAGCGTTTCAATGTTGCATAAAACATTAACATCCCTACCAAATGTTACTGGGTACGTAGTCAATATTAATGTATCGGGGTTGGTATCAACCGCACTGTTTAGGGCTATTGTCGCCGCGTATTCTGTCAGTACCAGCGTATCAAGGTCGGTTGTCACATTGACATTATTCGCAATACTGGCCGCGTATTCCGTTAGTACAAGTGTGTCAAGGGTAGTCGCTACATTTACGTCGTTAGCTATACTCGCTGCATACTCTGTTAATACCAACGTGTCAGGAGTAGTCGCTACGTCAACAGCATTGGCTAGACTGATTGTTGCCGCGTATTCCGTTAGTACAAGTGTGTCAGGCGATGTTGCTACATTGACGTCGTTAGCTATACTCGCGGCGTACTCTGTTAATACCAACGTGTCAGGCGATGTTACTACATCAACATTGTTAACAGTACTGATAGTTGCCGGATATTCCGTCAGTACAAGTGTGTCAAGGGTAGTCGCTACATTAACGTTAACAGCTATAGAAGCCGGGTACTCAGTCAGTACAAGTGTGTCAGGCGATGTTGCTACATCGGTTCCGCCACCACCCCCGGCTGTTGTTTCCTCAAATATCGCACCGTCGACAATTACAGTGCGGGCACCGGTTTCCTCGTAAATCCGGCCATTGACTATAATGGTGCGGGCCATGGTTTAACTCAATCCGAGAGTGGGGCAGAAATAGATTGTTGCTGATGCCTTGGCGATAAAAAGGCGTATCGTTGGCACACTGTCCGCTCCCGCATCGCCAGACGTATCAATGTCTATTTGGTATCGGTTCTCGGCGGTCCTGCCGGTCCATGCCTCGGTATTGGTTCCAAGCTCTGTGCCGTTTGTATCCAGCACATTTGTGTGGCGGGTAGAGATGTAATTATATAACTGCTTTGTGGTGCCGTCCGGGTAAACCATTTCGGCCCATACGTCAGAATCGTATAGGGTGGCACTGCTCAAAATGTAAATACTCAGCGTGTCGCTTGCCGTATCCGATAACGCTGCATAGCGTATTGGAAAGTCAAGCCAGAATGGTGCGGCGGGTTGTGCGTTCGCGTCCGTCACGCATTTTAGCGAAATTTTCTGTGTGCTGGGGAATGCTGTCATGCCGTCCCGATAAATTGCTGTGTCGTCGTCTGCGCTTCCACCATAGGCCGTTACATGAAATTGATACTCCGCCCCGGCGGACGTTGATGAACTGTTTTCAACTCGCAACCGTTGGTGATAGTTTTCAAATGTTTCATTTGCAAAACTCGTCGTCGCGTTCAACTTGCAGCCAATATAGTGAATATTCATAGCGCCGTCTGTTGCGGGTGCGCTACCGCCATCCTGAAGCAAGTACCCGGAAATACTTGACAGGTCCACGCCTACAAGTTTCGCGGTAGCTCCGCCCACCTGCCCCGTTGAGCTGTTAAAAAGGTCCGTAATGCCACTAAATGATCCGCCATATATTCTAATATCTACACCGGACCATGCCCGCATAAGTGAGCCGCTTACACCTATAAATGTTGAGTCACTTGCATAAAGCATAACGCCATCGCCGCCGCAGTATATCCAAAAGTCCCCCGACGCGACCGCCTCCCATGTACATCCCTGTGCTTTAATCATCGTATAGGCATCGAGCCGGATAAGGTAACTTGTTTTGTAGTACATGCCATAGTCGGCTATCCGGCCGGTATGATACAAAAACCCCGTCCCCGTGTAAGTCTCTTGTGCGGACGATGCCGCCGCGTAAGTGTCACAGTTCGCATCGGCCACCGACACAATATTAAGATAGTCGCCGCTTGTTGGGCCATCGTGGTCGATTGCCGCCGAAGAATAGGAATGGGCGTCACTCACGCAAATAAAATCACCGGACGAAGCACCATCGGTAATGGCCAATTGTATTGTGGCGTAAACATTCGCAGCCCCCAGCGCCGTAAACGTGCCCGTCTGCTTTGTCGTACCACCGCCAGTGGTTCGCGTACCAAGGGAGTTTTTAACGTAGAAATAAGCCACTTAGCGCGCCTCCCATACACCCTGTATTGCTTCGTAATCATTCATGGTGGAGGGGCGACCGGCACCGCTAAGGTACTGATAAGCTGCGCTCATGTCGTTCCACTCCTCGACACCCAACCCGGCGCTGGCAAGGCCAGCCTGAACTTGGTTCAAGTTCCACCCTTTCTGGTTTCGGAAGTCGTTGAACCTATCAAAGAGTAAAAAGGCATCGCGGGGCCGTTCTTCCTGCCATGCCCTTCGCAGGTAGGCAACGGCCCGCTGTTCAATGCTCGCGTCACCATTGGCTGTTATTTCATCATCTGGTGAAATGCCGTCCTCGGCGTCCCGCTGGGACACTTGCGCTTCGATTTCGTCCTGCACATTGGCGATTTTATCGTTCCATGCGTCCAGTGTAGGTGCGCGCAGGTTCTTGGTTATGAGCCGACCATCGGTCATGGTGGCATCTACAGTGCCCCGGTACTCGCCGCTGGCCTGCTGGGTCGGATCACCGTCCCGAACATCAATTGATTGAACTGGCATAAATCCCCCTCCACCTACCTCAAGTTAAGGTAGCGATACCTGAAGCGTTCCATGTAATGGTGAGCGACCCCGCAGACATATCAACGGGACCACCGAGTTCAACATACGCCAGTGCAGCATCACCTGCGTCGGTATCGTTGTATATGATCCCCCAGTACGCATCTACATCGTTGCTCGCATCCTGTGCCCATGTAGGGTTAGTCGCAGAATCAAACGTCACCGTTCCTGCCGCCTCTACGACGATAGAGGTCCACGTACCAATGGACGTACCGCCCGTCACATACGTTCCCGCTGCGCCGACCTGTGTAAAGTCCCCCAACGCGGGGGTTGCTTGCGCTGCTGTGGGCGCTGTGGTGTTATCACAGATCGCTACTTTCATGTCGTCTGACGCTGCCCAGCCGCCCGTCAGCATGAGAGCTTTGGATTCTTCAAAAAATACTACATCACCTGTTGCCATTGTTGTTACTCCTGAATAGATTAACCGACGTTCGCTCTTAATTGCCCGCTTCTGTAACTGTCACGACGTAACTTACCATCTCCCAGTTGTTTAAGAAGTCCTATCGCTTGGAGATATAGCTTGTCATACACAGCTACCATATCTTCCTCACCTTTCATAAACCGTAACGCCTCAACTAACGCGCCGTTAAGTAGGGCAGAATCAAAATTGTCCCCGAGCCACGTATTTGTAGCCGTAACGATAGACTCCGGATGGTATCCATAATGCAGTTCTACCACGTAGTTGTCATCCGGGGTTGGCCCTAGTAAAAAAGAGTCCTCGTCAAACAGCGCGTAATACTTCGGAACCCCCTCCACAGTAGGGTTAGGGTACGCCTCACGAATAAAATTAGAATCTTTTTGTATGAGGTACGTATATGTGCCGCCATTGAGTACTGCTAACGAATGCGGGTATAAATAGTCGGTAGGTACCGTTAAAAAGCTATTAGACGCCGCCATAGTACTACTAGCGTTTGCTCGTAAAGACGGGAATTGCACTGTCTCATATATTTTTTGTTCGGCCTGCATCGTAAACATAGCAAGTTGGTCTGCTGTAAACGTATTCTCGCAGATGTCGGCTATATTTGTTGTAAGCTCAGTGTAGTTCATACCCTACCCATTATTCAGTGCGTCTAAGTCGACCAGACTCAGCGGTACACGGCTTGCTGCATTATCGGCGGAATCAGACCGGGAATCTTGCAACGCCTGTGGATCATTAACAGGGTATTTACCCTGTAAGTTCTGCGGGTGGTCGGCTTCCCAACACGAAGGGCACACCTTAATATCCACCTCTATTTGGTTTATCGTCAGCTTCTTTAGCTGTTTGAGCTTATACTGGAACCCACACCGGTCGCACATCCCCAGTGCACGTTTGCCAACGGCAAACTGTGTGGTCACACCCGCATACCTCTAGGAATCAAACGCCACGTTGCCTTCTCCCGATCCTCAGAAGCAGCCATATTGAACTGCTCAGTATATACCTCTTTCAACATGGGGATACGCTGGGCCAGATCAGGCATCTTAAGGGCTATATGGTACGCCAGCCCCGCAACAACTGCCGGGAGGAACCTGAACGTCATATCTGGGGTTTCTACCCCGTTACCCGCGTCCTCTATACGACGCATACGCCAGTAAACGATAGAATAGTCTGTGCTGCTCGGCACAGGCCACAAGACCGCTATAGGGTTGACAACTTCGCGCTTTATCCATATTTGAGTCGGTCTACCAGTGATTAACTTGTTAGGGATAGACGCGTACGTACTCACACTCACCCGTGACAAACTCGTATCCGTCTGGGTCGTACCAGAACCTGTTCTGATAGAATGTTCTAACAGGTCAATCGTATCCGCTGGTAAATCATACTCCGCTTGGTCAGCAACACAGGCGATAACAGCGGAGTCTATCGTCCACATGTTAATGCCCCGGTTTTGCCACTCAATGGTCATCAGGTTCATAGACCGGCGAGCCGTAGCGAGGTCATATCCTGAACGCATCTCACGCCCAGCACGCTCCCACGCCTCCTCGGCTATATCCGTGAAGTCCATAGTGAACGCAGTTGTGCCCGTAGTAGCCATGTTTTACTCCGTTAGTACATCTTGGCCTTGCGGATACCCTGCTTGCAGCACCCGGCCCCACGTACTTTACCACCTTTTTTCATGCCTTTCGCCTTACGCCTTGCGGCGATAGCCCGCTCATCAGCTCGGCGCGCAGCCTCAATCTGAGCTTTGCGGTCCTCTACGTACTTGGCGGCGGGTGCATAGGCTGGCCCCGCTTTTGTTTCGGGTTGGGGTTTTACCCCCGGCTTCGGGGAGTAATTTTCGGCTGCGGCAACACGACTAGCAGTAGTTTTACCACTCATAGCCTTTTTTGCCCTTTCAAGGGGCGATTCTTTTGCCATTACCCTTTCCTCCCCATACCAAGACCCCGTTTGGCTATACCACAACCACGTACCCGCCCTCCGGCTTTCATACCCTTGGGTTTTTTACTCCCGTACGTTGGGAAATCCTTATTAACCTTCCCCCGCATCTTGCTATCCATCTCAGCTTCTTTAGCCTTACGGATAGCTTCTTTCTGCTTTGGTGTTAGTGGTTCATTTGGGTCGTCCATAAATCCTCCTATTAACTCATAATATCGGCGGCTACGCGAGTAACCAAAGAGTACGCTACAGCGCGGGAAGGCCCACCGCCACCACCGGATGGAGGAGCAGCCACAGCGATCCACGCACCAATATCCCACGTTGCGCGAGTCGCCCCGGATACGTCATCGGTAAACGTGCCGCTCAAATCAGTACCCACGCCATCCAATACACCGCCTATAACCGGCCTATAGTCTCCGCCCGCGTAGTTATAGAAGTCAGCAGTAGTAACCCCAGTTATGGGGGCTGTTCCCCCCGCGCTGCCATCTTCGGAAGCATTACCAGAACCAATTATGGTGGCTGGTGCCTTATTTAACAGAAAGTCGCCCCCACTAGACCCAAATGCTACACAGTTGGTGAGTGGAGTATTAGCAACATCTAGGACAAACCCCCCGTACACCCCACCAATAGATGTACAGTTATAACAAGTTGTGGTATTCCCTAAATTAAAGTTCTTGTAAAAGTTCTCGAAAATACAGTTATAGAAAGCCGCAGGTTGGAAACCACTGAACCCGGCCACACTATCCGCTGCACCGGTTCTGCGCACAAGTAGAGACCTATGCGTCGATCCTATCGAGACCAGCAAGCAAGAGCCATTTGTGGCCCCACGACTCTCTAGACAAAGGCCCGTTAGGCCAACATCGTTTTGCAGGGTAAACACACCAGCGGAAACCATGGAGCTTTGCAGTAATACACCAGCGCCAAAAACACCGTTATGCTCATGCCCCGCCGCAGCTTTTATCGTGATGTTATTAGAGGGGCTAGTCGTCCAGCCACTAATTAAAGTACTCCCCTCATAAGTCCCGGTGTGGCACTCCAGCACATGCGTATCGCCGGGGGTCACAAGGTCGGTCTGCTCTCCCGCCTGCCATGCATCAATACTTGTGTAAGTATCAACCCCACCAACAGGTTTTAAATATCTAGTGACTACAGCCATTGATCTATCTCGTCCAGATATACACGATGCTTTTTTACACCCGTCATTGGGTTGGTGCCTATGTGCTTTGTCGAGCGTGCTACTCTTTGACCCGGAGCGGACTCAAATGTCAATGTCTTGAACCCCAGCTCGCGTAGTTTCAGCAAAAACGCCATATTGCGCGCATGGGTCATGGAGTTTTGGCCTGTCAAGACACCAAACACATCACCGTCATCACCCTTTACCAGTTGGTATGTGGCGTGCAGCTCGCCGTCCTCTTTTACGAACACCCCAATTTTGCTATCTGTGTAGCGCTTCACCTCGATAGTAATCATCAGTCCAATAACCCGTCGCGCAAGAAAGGCTGAATCTGGGAGGCTGTGCGCTCTATCGAGCCGCTGTTGTTTGCCAAGAATGTCATACCCGCTGGCGTGATATACCATCGGCGGCGGGCATATTGCATATCCATTATGGTCTTGTCCATATCGGCTCTGGCTTCATCAAAATACTCATCATCAATGTCGGCATCCATCGTGAAGGAGTTTTGGTTGTGCGATACATAGGTGGCATTCCATCGACCAAAAAACGCCTCAATCGGTGCGCGCTCAAACGCGTTTTTACCAGAGACAGATACCATGCTGCTTGTCACCCGGATACGGCGCACATTACCCTGCCGCCCAAGGACTTCATAAGTGGGCTTGTGCCGCCACTCCTCCAAATATTCTCGGGCCTCATCGACGCCTATACCGGGGTTTGTGATAGTGATGTGATAGAACTTACCAGCCGCAGGCAGCTCAGGGTCACCAAACACATGGTCTACAGAGAATGCGTCAACAACCTGCCCACCCTTCCAGCGAGTTGGAGACTCGGCTACGGGTGCGTCAGCGACCTTGACCAGCAGAATAGCGGGCATAGTTACGCATCCCTGCGGTAATTACCAATTACCTGCCAATCCCATGTACCCCCGGAAGAACTGCCACGTACACGTACATCCCCCCCGAATAACACGTTAACCATATGGCTAGCTGTGAACGCCTGCGCCGTGGTGCCGTCCGCACCGCCATAGATACTCCGCCACGTACCGTCAATCCCTTTAAACTGCCAAGTCAATGTACCAGACCCGGAGGTCAGGTGCGCCGACAGGGTAACAGTCCCCCGGCAGGAGGATTCGTCAGTTGTGGTGGCTGTGGAGACCGTCCCATAAGCGTCATAATTGCTCATGGTTTATCCCCCCGTACCTTGGTTTTTGGTTTCGTAGCTTTCTTGGGGGGAGTTGTTTTTGGCGGTGTAACACCAATACCCCTGCGGGCCAGCTCCTCTTTACTGGGTGGAACGTATGTCATAGTGTTCTCCTTTAGGATGCGGCTATAACAGCACCAGTACCTGCGTACCAATCAGTACCGTCAGATACAGCAACACAAGGAGACCCTGCCTCACCGTTTGATACATAAACGATTGTGCCCGCAGTAACACTATTTGCTGCGGGAGCCGTAGCTACAGTATAAGTGGGGAGGATAAAACCGTTTGTCGCGGCTACTGGCCCAGAAAAAGTAGATTGACCCATAACATGTTACCTTTTTACGAAGGGTTTATTATGGTGTCTCGTAAACGTCCGCTGGGTCGGTCACCATAACTGGATGTTCCCAGTTGAACTTACTTTGTAGCTCACAGCCCATAACTTGTCAACAAAAAAGGGGCCGAAGCCCCTTTCTCACATCCCAAGTAGCAGGATTACGCTCCCGGCGAACCGAAGATACCCAGCGGGTCAGACACTCCGAAGGAGTAACGTTCCCGAGCCTTGTAGCGGCTGTTTCCTGTATCAAAATCACCGTCCATAGAAGTGGTCAGTGCGGCACGTTTGAAGTGCTTCAGACCATTAGGACAGTCAGTTTTGAGGAACCAAGCGTTGGTGTCCGTCAGGTAATGGTTCACTGTATACCCGTCAGGGATAGAGCCGTTAGTCTTCAGGGCATTCAGGTCGTTATCGGCGGTACCGACACGAAGCTCAGTTTCCAACAGGCGTGTGGCAACAAACTGCAACGCTGGGGGGATGATTAGCTTTTTGGGCCGTGCCGCGATCAGGAGACCACGCTCATCCGTCCATGCTGAAATCTGAATGACTGCGGCTTCCAGAGAAGTCTCGTTCAGATCAGATGCAACTGCCGGGGTATTAGAGTTCACCCCACCACTTACCAACGGGTGTGAAGTGGAGCACAAGGCCACACCGTCACCGTAGGTTGCCGTGAACGCGGTATTGAGGATAGCCGCCCCTTTCACCTGCTTGGTATAAGCCATAGCCCGTGCCAACGCCTTCGTATAACGGGACGACAGGGAGTCGTACAAGTTATCCTCGATAGCTTCCTCAGTAACAGAGAAACCCATTGCGATGGTCTCGTGGGTGTAGCGTGCGGTCCATGCTTCCTGCGCGTTGTCATACGCGATGGCGGAACCTTCAGCCTTAACCGGTGCAGAACCGAAGCCCGACAGCTTCGTTTCTTCCTCAAAAGAGCGGTCAGACGATTCTGTATCGAAAATCGCCGCGTGCTCATCCGGGTACTTTTTATACTCCATGCCAAACAGCGCGTTAAGCCCCGGCAGGAGTTCCTTGAGTAGCTGTGCTCTTGAAATAGCCATGTCAGATTACCCCTTAAACGCCAGTGTTCATCGTCATACGATGTCCACCAGTAGTGAATTTAACCAACACATCAGGGTAAGTGTCGTCTACTGCTGAGACGAACCCACAAATCAGTAGTCCGCCTACGGTAGTCTGGACGGTAGCATCCAGAGCCATAGTAGAATTACCGGTAGCGGTATTACCTGACGTAGTAGCGTTCTGTGCTGCGGGGAACCCGGTAACAGTACCAAGATCATCTTGACCACTTACAGCATCAAGTTGCGCTTGGAAAAGCACGTTGGGGTCGTCTACAACATATGCCTTCACAACACCCGTGGTGCCGGTAGGGTAATATTGACTGTGAATGACCTGACCTTGGGCATTAACATACTCACAACCAACAAACACACCAGCAGCGCCAATACTGGAACCACCGAAGTTGTTAGTCGTAATATCTTTACCTGTACCGTCGGCCAACTCAATATAACCAGCGGCAGTCAATTGTACAACTGAACCGTTGAATATATTGTTGGCAACCCCGGCAGGGTCAATAAGGTAGTGTGTAACTGCGCCTGAATACGGCAAGCCGTCAGCGCGTTTTACAGGCCGTAGCCCATAAGGTGCAGCGGTAGTAGCCATGATAAGCTCCTGAGATTAATTTCCAGACCCGAAAGTAACCTTCGTTTTCCTGTCGTTAAACAGGGGCATACGGGGGTCATTTTCGCGCATTAAGTTGTTGTCAACTGAGCTAATCTGGGACTTGGCTTGCTGGTCGTAGTATTCATTACGCTCATTCACCATTTCAACCGGGGCTTTGCACAACATCAACCCCCCGATAACCACATTATCCTTAAACCGTTCTTGTTCAATAGCTACAAGCTCAATTTCGGGGTGGTCTTTAGCCCTGACTGGAACCCAGCCTTCACGTAATTTTGAGGAGACATTCATGGCATCAACGTTACCCAGAGTAGCTACACGTACCCAATGGTACTTATACCCTTCTTCGGGTTCGGGACTCGGTAGTAGCTCGGGGCGCGCCCAAGACTTCTTACGAGTATCTTTCTCGCGGGTTTCCGCACCGCGAGCGATTCTGTTTTCAGCCATTTTCTTTCCTCATATCTTCAGCAACCTGTTTGGCATACAACTCTAGTGGTACCCCAAGGCGTTTGGCAATGGCTACCTGTGTTTGCGTTAGTTTCACCTTGCGAGGTGATGTGCTCCGCGTAGCGGGTGCAACCACATTTGGCCTTTTTTGCCTTGTTTCTTGCCCCCCAAATTCCTCTGGGAAGACCGTTCGCATACGAGCGTTTAACTTCTCGTAGTAATCATCACTAGTTGGGTCAACCCCGTCATTCACCATCTTGGTATGGTACCCAAGCGCAAGGGCGGTCATCTCGTCCTTACCGGATTGGCCGAACCATGTATTTTCTTTAGCCCATTCCTGAGACCTCTTGTCCGGAGTTACCGGCGCTTGTGCGGGCTTTTCCGCCTGTGTCTCTTGTTGTACATCAGGTGTCTGCCGTTGTAAAGCCTTGGCACCTATATTCTTTAATTGCTCCTCCCGCATACGTGCCGTAGTGAGCCTATCTTGAGCTTCGAGTACCCCGTCAGCACTACCTGATTCATAGGCTTCTTTGTATGCCACTTTTGCACTGGCTAACTCCGTAGCTACCGCTTTGGTCGCCTGATCGTATATAGCCGCCTGACTTTGGCCTACAGACGTATTTAGCCGTTGGTTGTCGTCGTAAAGTTTCTTGGCAACCCGCTCTAACTCCGCCCGCTCGCGTTCCGCTTTCTCTTTGGCCCGGCGCTCATCATGGTACCCCTTACTAAAATGCTGGATACGCTTACGGACTTTTTCAGAGTAATCTTGAAGCTCGTCATCAGTAACATCTTCTGGGGGGTCAGACGGTTCCCTACCACGGTCAGCTTCGGGAGTATCGTCAACAACTTCTACTTCCAGCTCATCTTCTTCCTTTTTGGGTTTGGGTTCTTCCCCCAAAGGAACAGCACTGGAACCCTCTACTTCAACTTGTTGGGCCTCATCCCCATCATCTGGGAACTCAAACTCAATCTTTTCCATCGGCATAGCTTTCTACTCCATCACACTCGTGTAACGCCACGGGGGTCGTCAACGACAGCTTCGATACTGTCGTCATTAAGTAGGCGATATTCCTGCCCACCAACTTTAAATCGCGTGCCACTGTTCATTCGGAACATGACGTATTGTCCAACTTCGCACCACGGACCCGTAGGGAACCGGTCCTTATCGGCGTATGCTTGCCCGCCCATATCCAAAACAAGCCCTATCATAGATAGGAGGGTATCGTGTTGGACGGTCTTTGCGGCTTTGACGATACCTGAGTCTCCAAAGGTCTCCTCAATTTCCGGCATTGCTATTAGCAGGTGGTATCCCACCGGTTTAGGTATCATTCGCTCCATAGAGTCATCGCTAACCTGTTCCAAGGCTTCTTTTGACACTACAGGTAAGTCTATCTTTGCTGCCTCACTCATTATCATCATCTTCCATATAAGCACGCGAGAGGTCGTCGGTTAATTTTTGAGCGATGCGTAGACCCCGAATAGCACCGCACAAATCTTTGTACTCCTCAAAATCCTTCGCCCTACCTCCAGCTAAGTGCTTCTGTAGAGTTTCCACCTCCACCTCGTACTTCTCTATTAGGGTATTCCAGATTGTATCAGCCATTGTTAGGGTTCTCCGGAGGCTTGTTACGTTGGTTAGCAAGTTCCCTTAACAGGTCAAGGTTAACCCTGTTATCCATCTCTGTACGCTGGTTATCAAGCTGTTTACCCGCTCGCTGCGCTTCAAGGTCAGTTGCTCTACGTTTAGCAGCAATCTCCTCTTTGGTAAGCTGTGCGTCCACATAGTCCTTATTCGCTTTCCGGTTCTGCTCATCAGCCCGGAGTTTGGCATCGGCCTGATCTTTCAGGGACTTACGTTCAACCTCCTTACGTTTTGTTTCTTCAGAGGTGCGCTGCAACTGCAACATGGGGTCTTGCTCTTGCTGCTGGGCCTTCTGTTGTGCGGCCTGCTGTTGGTGCTGTTGCTGGAGCTGTTTCCCAGCGTCGGCCACCAGCTTCGCCAAATGTACCTCGATTTCTTCTGGCAGCTCTTGGCTCATCGGTGGGAGTTCTACCCCCAACTTGTCCTCTATCTGGCGGCGGTAGGCAAACGCCAAGTGCTCAGCCATGTGCGCTTGCAATGACCCCATAATCTGTTGCGCTTGGGGGTTCTGCCCTATCGCCTGCATAATCATAGGGTCTTGCATGAACGCGCCGTGCGCCGTCATGTGTGCCTCGTGATCTTGGTAGATAAATGCCTTCATTGGCTTCCCAACCAGCGCAGCCATGTTCTCCGTTACCGGGTCTACAGGCTTAGCATCTTCGGTCATCGGGATTAACTTGTCGGCATTCTTAACCCCAAGCACATCAATCATCTGCCGGTGGAGCTGTGGCAGGTTGTATATCTGGGGGGATTTTTCTGCCAACTGTATAACCGCTTGGTACTGAACAACCCGCTGGGCCATAGTAGAGCTGTTGGGGTCACTTACGGGAATAACTTCTACTAGTGCGTAGTCCGCCCGACGTGCCCGCACGCCCCCGTGAAGGGGTTCGTAGTCGTAGTCCTCGTCAGCATACTCCGCCATTATCCCCTTGAGCAGCTTAAACTCCTGCTTCATAGCGTAGTGGACCCGCGCCTGTACTGCTGCCATTGGTTTCAGCGTGCGTTCCAGCAACGCTAGGGTGGTGCCTACGGGGGCGTTAGCAGACATATCACTGATGTTCATGTCGCTGATAGCACCTAACCGCCTACCCTCATCTGTAATGTTAGCCAGCAGGGCTAACAGGGTTTGGCTAGGTTCTTTGTAGGGCAGGGGCATAATGTTGTCCCTGATAGACCCGGAAGGTACGTCGACATCCTTCCATTCCCCCGGCCCAATGGGAGCATCGTCCCCTTTTATCCGCAAATCGCGTGTTTTCAACCCGCCGGGGAGGTTTGCCAGCGACCCAGCATCAACCAACTGACGAATCAGGCTTGTTCCAGCGCGGCCATAGCCACCTACGATGTTTATTAGCCCTAAACCATAAAAACCAAAGCCCGGAACGTACACATAATGTACAAAGTAGTTATTTCGGGTCTTTTTAGGGTCGTCTGCATCCCAATTGCGGTAGATGGAGAGTATTTTGCCAGAGGAGTGGTCTAGAGTTACCACATAAGGCTTAGCTAAGGTCGAATCAGTATCAAATTGGGGTAAAATCCAGTCGACGTGACTTTCGTACAGGGCATATCGGTCATCGTCGGTGATGGTTTGCCCTTCTTCCTCAGCCTTTCGCTCCTCAATATCAGTCCGGAACACCCCCGGCTCACCTAAATCGACCTCTCGGTAGAACCCTAGTGCCTGTAATTTGAGGATTTCATTTTCTGTCTTACGCATTACGTGGGTAACACGTTCTGCGGACCATATATGAGAAGCACCGTAGGGCACGATGACGTCTTCAGCGGGGATATACACGGCTGTTTGGCGGTCTAGCGTGGGGTCGAAATACACTTTCTTGAACGCAGACCCGGATAGGCCCAGACTGAACAGCATCCGCTCGTGCTCCGGACGATATTCAATCATGGTCTCCGTTAGTTCGTAGTTCATATCTGCCTTGACGCGGGCAGCGGCTTCTTCTTTCTCGGGGGTCTCCTTACCCAACACCTTGGTCTTTACTGGGCCAGCGGCGGGAAAGGTCTCACTCATTGTTTCCGCTTGGAACCGGATAACAGCCTCAGCAAGTACTGTAGAGTACACCCCGCAGGCGTCCTGCCACGGCTCAGTGCGGGTCTCATACTTCAAACCAAGTACATCTAGGCCAGCAACATAGTTGTCTACCCAATCCTTCCTACTATATACATCAGTATCAATCAGTTCTTTAAGGTCGTTAGAAAGGAGGTTTAGCTCGTCCTCGGTAAGGTGTTCCGCAAGGTTGGCTTCAAAAGGTATATCAGCCTCGTCGGTTTCTTCATCCCCGAAGGTTATCTCTACGGAACCATCTTCGGACTCGACTATGGACGCCGGAGTTAGCCCCTCAACTTCAATCTCAACCCCTAACTCACCCTCCTCTGCCTCGTCATCCATCCCGAGTGGGGCTTCATATAAACTCTTGTCAATCGCCATTAATAATATCCCCTACCCGTACCACGTCGCTGTTTGAAGTAGCGTACATCATCTACCTCATCAGAGGGAAGGCGTATAAAGCCCCCGGAGCGAAAGCGCATCAGGGCCATTACCGTGGTGTCCACAAGGTCATCATTACTACCAAAGGGGAATGAGGCCACTTCTTCAACGAGTTCTTCCGCCCAACGTGTTTGTGGTACCCATACTAACCCAGATTTCACAATATCAGTAACTGAATTTAACCGTGCCATCTTATCACCAGACCCACGGTGGGGTGTGTACTCTTGTACAGGTATCCCCATCCGCCGCAATTCTTGGTAAAGGGCTGCACCGGCAGACTTTTTTTCCACTATAAAGGAATCTGGCTCCCACTCTTTATAGTGAGCTAAAGATTTCTCTTTTAGCTCGGGAAACTCATACCTCGCCTTAACACTATCCAACAGAATGATGTTGTATAGCTGGTCCTCCTCGTTGCGAAAAACTCCCCACGTTGTGATAGCAGTGAAGTCGGCACGGTTGTGGGTCTCTGCCGCCGCGTCCAAAGTCATAATGATGTAATCGCACTTGGGCGGCTCATCTTTACCCCATGAGTTCCACCAATCCCGCTTGACGATGGACCCTTCTTCCGCCGTGGGGTTCTGCTGATATTGAGAGTTCCACTGAAACAGTGGCATAGATGCTTGAGTGCGGTGTAGGGCTTCTAAGTCAAAAAACTCAGGCCATAGTGGTTTCTCTACATCCTTGGTCTCATCCTTGGGGTCTGTCACGGTCAGTATCGCGGGAAACTCCACCACGTTGTACTGGTCGGCTTTCTCATTCATACCCATGTCGCGGACAACGCGCCCGGTCAGGTCGTCGAGGTGCCACCGGGTCTGGATGATTGCTACCCGACCACCGGGCATCAGGCGGGTACGTGCACCAAACGTGAACCACTCATACGCTTTGGCAAACACCTCGAAGTTACCATTGATAACATCCTGCTCGGAGTGTGGGTCATCAATCAATAACAGGTCAGCACCCCGGCCAGCAATACTGGAACCAATACCACAGGCGTAATACTCACCACCCATGTTAGTGTTCCACCGCCCGGCAGACTTGGAGTCGATAGATAGTGACACGTTAGGGAATACCTCTTTGTACTTAGCTTCAGATATCAGGTTACGTACTTTCCGTCCGAAGTCCACCGCGAGGTCCGTGGTGTGAGACACCATCATTACTTTCTTGTTGGGGTTGCGACCGAGGAACCATGCGGGGAAATAAATTGATACTAATTGTGATTTCCCGTGACGGGGTGGTATGTTTACACATATCCTGTCCTCGTCACCCCGCTCAATTGCCATTAACAGGTCTGCAAGGATGCGGTGGTGTCTTCCTACTATATAGTCCTCCTGCATGTGTTTGCAGAACTCAATCAAGTCATCATGGATTGCGGCAACGCGCTTGCGGGTGGCTAACTCCTCAACGAGAGCGTGTATCTCAACGACTTCCTCATCGGTGTAGGCATCTATATTTGCCAACATCTTCTGGAGTTCTTCTTCCGTGAAGTCAAACTTATCTTCCTTGATGGGCACTAGGGGTTTTAGTTGATCCAGATCAACTTTCCCCCCCGGCGTATAGGGTCTAACCGGCATCAGGAGTATCTTGCACTACTTCGTATTCGGCTTCTTCTGGTTTATCGTCCCCTATTAGTCGCTGTAGTTTCGACTTGAGCCGCGCCCTAAGATCATCTGTGGTTGTATGAGCTACAGTGATTTCTTTTTTGTCTGTAAACAACCCGACGTCTGATATCTTACCCAGCATCTCCAGCGCCCGTAGACGTATGCGGGCGTCATCATGCTCCACTTCAACCAATAACTTGTTAGTGACTAGGTGGCGTATCTGGATGGAGTCCTGCACCACCATCTGCCCAAACTGTCCCAACATATTGCTAACCTGTACTAGTGCAGCGGGGCGTAACTTAGCAAGCCTACGTTCGGTCGCTTTGGCCGATGTCCCCGCCGGGTCTGCTGCGTAAGATGAAGTAAGCACTGCTGCCGTAGTGTTATCGGCATCTTCAGGTGTAAGGTCAAGTCCGTAAGGCTCCAGCATTAACGCCGTGCTACAGGCAGCTTCTGCCCGCGCCTTGAGGTCTAGATAATCGCAATCCAGATCAAATGGCACCCCAATTTCTGGTACTAGAACTATCTCGTGTGCGTGGGGTTGTATATCCACTGGTCGCTCCCGTAGTGGGGTTTGGTAGTTTATACCACTTTACACCCCTTTTGCGTACTGCGAACGCCTTATCGAAGTGGTGATTTGATATGGACTGTAAAAGTTGTTTAGCTTTGGCGCGGGTATCAAGTCTCTCTCCCAACACAATACGGGCGGTACCCCCCTGCGCGACTATTACAGCAGTCCACTGCGTACGTTCCCCATATGTCCCACTGGGTATGCTTCGTACAGCCCATACGCCACGAGCTAGGAACTCCCAGTCTACCACTGAACTATAAACCCCCAATAGTACAACAGTATACTTTTGGTATATTCCCACGCCAAAACCCACTCGAAACCCGGCTCGGGGGTATCTAGAATGGCGTGGAACATCGCTGTTATATATACGGCAATAAAAAACCCCATTGCTAGTAACAGCAGCGGGGCTAGTACCTGACGGGTTTTGCTAATCACTTTGTTCTGGCGGGAAGTCTTTCTTACTCTGTTCTACCAGCTTACCACCAACCATAGCGATGACTGCCGGGAACATATCCCGCTGGTCGCGTACCTGATCTTGGTGGTTGCTGTAGTTCTGCTCCAGCGTGGTGCGCTGGTAGGTGCCATCTTCGCCGGTAGACTCCAGCGTGATTTTAAGCCCAAACTTTTGCTTTGCCATTCTTTATCTCCTGAAACGTGTGAAGCCCCTAAACCTACGCCTAGGGGCTATGTACCGGTGCCGCTTTAGCGCGGGGTTCCGGCGTTGACCGGGCCGGGCTGGATGTCCACTTCCGGTGTCCACGTCAGCTTTGGGTCAGCTTGCATCTCCCGCATCAACGCAATATGCGACCGAAACTTAGAAATCCACGGCACAATTGAGGTACGAAAATGTTCAGGATGAAAGCCATTCATCTTGGTAGAGTCTTCGTTGTACAGCAACTGACTGCGCATCTGCGTCAACTCATTCATAAGAGCAGCCAAGGCTGAGTTCTGAACTACTTTCAGCCCAATTACTTGCGGTATTGGCTTGTTCATCGGAGTCGCATTTGGCATGAACTGCAATGGGATGCTCGCCGCGCCAGTCACCTGCTTTTCAAAACGATTGAGCCAGTTTTCCGCGATATTGATATCTTCAGCATGGGTGTCGTTCATGTTGGCCGACTGGCACTGTCCAAACTGATACAGTCCGTTGTCGATCAGGGATACAGAGTGAATAATGTCTGCATTATTAATTTCAGTCTTGTCGTTATCAACGGCTAATACGCCGAGGTCTACTTCTTTTTCAGCCATAATCTTATTCCTGCTTTTGTGGGTGTGGCATCAGGCCACTATTGGTGATGGAGCAGGATGCAACCACTACCTAGGGAGCAACCTGACACCACTGGGTAAGGTTTTACGCGGGTTTGGGCACGCTGTCAAACGTAAGCATTTTTGGTACTAAAATTTTTTGGTCAGCCGAAAACTATCGGGTGGGGGGTGTTTCCGTGTAATAACTTAGGGGGAAGGTGTAAAGTTTTGGGCGCAAGACGTACCGTAAACCAGATTTGGCGGCATTGTTCGTCTGGACTAGTAATTATAGGGGCGCGGAGTCCCTGAACGCATCGCGGGGGGTGGGGGTGTAGTGGGTTACCCCGCCCGGCCCGGTTCCCATGTTAGGGGACGTCCCTAACAGCCTATCAGATATTGCTATGCGCTACCCCAAACTATCAGTTTATCTATTGTAATGGTAACCGGTTATGGTAATCTGGTTGCAAGTCGGAAGGGAACCATTTCGGTAAACCTTCGGCGAGTACGTCATAACTGGAGAACTATTATGACTGCATCAAAGCGTTCTACCCGCAGCCCCGCTGCGGCTCCCACGGTCGCCACTATGGCGGCTGTATTTCCGACTTTCGAGTCGGCTATCCTGCCCCGTGTTTTTGTTGATGCGGCAGACTCGGTATTTGCTGCGCAGGATGTGGCAACTAAAAGCAAGGTAGGCTTCGCCGACCATTGCAAAAAGGTCGGCATCATCTCATGGATGCTTCGCTCACCGCGCACTAAGGTGGCAAAGGCGGCAGGTCATGGCGCAGATACGGAAGTCCTGCTTCGGGCCGGGCCGCGCAAGCCCCAGTATGAAGTGCCACTGGGCGCGTTATACGACGAGATGGTGGCGTATGCTACCGCTCGCTGTTCACAGGAGGAGCAGGACTGGATTGCTACCCCAGTCAAGTCTGTTGCTGATGCGGATAAAGAAGCCTACCGCTATGCTTGCCAACAGCCGACTAGTCGGCTGCGTGACCTGCGCCTCGCGCTAGAACGCGCGGAAGGCGCTGGCAAAAAGCAGGACCGTGGCCCGCAAGTTGTTCGACCTGCTCGCCAACGCTTCTACGAAGAAGCCAAAAAACTCCACGAGTTTGGTGGCAAGTTGGAGGATGCGGATTTTTCAGTCCGTAAAGTCCAAGGCTGGTTAGAAAATATCATGGAAGAAACCAAGTAGTGCAACGCTACTAATTTTGCCGCCCTTCGGGGCGGTTTTTTTAATTCGAGGGTATAACAATGGTTAACATCTTAGCCTTTTTACCGCACGGCCCCTACTACGTGGTAGTTATCGGGCATTCGGTATCCGCATATGGCACAGTCGCTACAGTTCAACTGTGCTCAACCGATAAACGTGGTTTCGTCGAACACGTAATACGCTCTCAAGCATTTACTACGGAGCAGAAAGCAATAGACTACGCGAACTGCGTTATTTGTGGTTTGTCTTAACCCGCTTCGGCGGGTTTTTTTTCGCCCGGATTTTGTGCCGGGTGGATTGATACC